CTAGATTCAACAATTATTGTATAGTTATCATCTTCGATGATACCTGCTCCAACAAGACTATCTTGTAAAAATTTAGCTATTACACTAACAATATTATCTAAGTCAAATTTACGTTTATCTCTATAATAAATTGTGTAATGAATCTTAATTTTATTCATTTGAGGTAAAGCAAATATTTGTTGTTGTACCTCTTTCTGGAATTGTATTTTAGCTTGGTTCAGAATATGATAATTCATATTTCGATAATGGTTTAGATTTAACCTAATTACCTTTTTACCAACTAAAACGTGTAAAGGTACGTTTAGTTCATACATGATTTCTACAATTCCAAGTAGTAATGTTTGGTTTGGTTTTACTATCAAATATTACAAGCATAACCCAAGGAGTTTCATAATCTTGTTTGTCGCTAGACATTACACCTTTATTTATTTTAGCCATAAAGCTCCATAAAGGCTCATTTAAGAGCCTTTAATTAAAAGTAAACTAACTACTCAAATTTGTTTTCTGTAGCTGTAGGTGAACCACTTACAGCTCCACCAACAACAGTTTTATACTTATCTTGAAGCTTACCTTCAAACTTCTCTTTCCAAGCTTCAATAAAGATAGGAGTAGCTAATTTCTTATCCAATTCTTCTTTAGTAAATCCTTCAGCAGAGAAGATTTTAGAGATAGTATTTTCAATACGTTCTTCATTGATAGGAACATATTTACCTTGAGCATCTTGAGCTTGTTTATTAACTCTAGTTTCTAAGATACCTAAAGTTACTTTCTTACCAATGACATCCATGTACATCATTACTTTTACTTTTTCATCTTTAGTAAATTGTTTGATAACAACTTTCTCTTCTTCAGATTTAGAGACTTCCACTAATGATTTACCTATTGCCATACGACAAATAGCATCTAATTGTTGTTTACCAAAGGTATCAACTTTCTTACCTTTAGTATCTCCCCAATTAGAGATTGTAGTCATACTTCCATCTTTATCCATAAAGTAAATACTTGGATTAAAGAGTTTCTTATCAGCAGTTTCTAATACTAATTGCATAGACGTACTACCACCTTTATTCTTTACTGGATACATAGATTTGATAGTGAATTCATATACACCAGAATCTAATGTAAATTTACCACCACCTAATGTATCTTTTTCTACTACTTGAACTGTTCCTGTACTTTCTACTAATGCCATTTGTTTTCCTTAGTTATAGTATTCATTTAATCTATCTAACACTATCTGAGCGTCATTGTTGATATACGTTTCTTCTTTACGCCATAAACCAAGATGGCTTCTCATTCTTTCATTAACCGTATCCTTAGTTAGTTTGGTTTGAAATACATACTTAAACCCAAGAATCTCATCATCTTCTGTTATTACTAACAATGGATTTTGATATGCTGTAAGTTTAGTAAGCTGAACTTTCTTGCTACTAATCACTGTTGTGAAGTACGATTCTAATCCTAAATTTTTTAATGAACCTTTAACTGTCGCCATTGTTTCATTAATCATTTCAGCTTCATTAACTACATCCATTGTGTGAGTGATAAATACAATGTTCTTAGTTGATTTAGCTACTTGATCTTGCATTAATGTTTTAAAAAACTGAGCATAGTTACCCCATGCTTTCATACCATTAATTGCAGGAATAACATATTGTGATTCATATTGTTCCATCATAAAAGATAACGAATCAATTATGATTGTATGTATATCCTCTTTCTTTTCCCAAGATTCAATATATCCAGGAACATGAAGAGGATCAGTAATTACTCTTTCATTAAATTTATGATTGAAAGGTAATGGTTTTCCTGCTTCACAGTTAAGATAAAGAACACCTTCAGGATTCTTTAAATTTTGTAAGCTTGCACTCTTACCAGTTGCACTCTTACCACTTAGTAATATAACTTTATTTATCATTACTCTCCTTAATTATCTCGTTTAGCAATTGCTTTAAAAACTGACTTCATTATTGTAGTCAAGACTTATTGTCTTGAATGTTTTTTCATTATTAAAGCAGTTTCAAAAGGTATTCCTCTTGATAATCTAGTACATAAAGTATTAGAAGGAATACTATATAAATCTGCCCATTCTTGTAAATTTTTCTCTATACCATTTAAAGTGTATTTAGAGTTAAATCGTGTATTATTACTTTGTTCTTTTGCTGTTGCCCATTTACAATTATCTTTAGAATAATTACCATTTGTGTCTTTTCTTTCTATAGAATGTTTTATAGATGGTCTTCTTCCCATATCAAGTAAAAAAGTATCAAAAGATTTCCAAGCAGAATCAATAATAATACCTCTTGCACCATACAAATAATATTTGTGTGATGTAGGGTTGTTACAGCGTTGTCTCATACCGAGCCAAATATTATACTCTGAAGTTCCTACACGACCTTCTTGAGGAGTTCTTGTACACCCACAAGATTTTGTATATCCAGAATATACATCTGAAAGATTTTTAATAACTATGTTACCACAGGAGCATTTAAAAGTACCTCTTGCACGTTTGCGTAAATTAGGTGAAATATGAGGTTCTGCTATGTCAATCCCTAACAATTTACCAAATACTTTTCCTATAAATTCTTTTTTGCTTTTCATTGTATGACCTAACTAATTTAAAATACCAGTATATAATATATACTGGAGAAATATAATTAGTTTCTTTTAGATATTGCTTTTATAACAGTACGCATAATAGTTACTAAAATTTCTGTTTCCTCTAATTTATGAGATAATTTGTTATTAAATTCTAAAACTTTAGCTTGAATTGTTTCTTCATCTAAGCCTGAATCTACCAGCATAAGAGCATATTTAATAATACTATTGCTTCTGTTACCCTCGGATGCTTGTTTATGAAACCATCTCTCTATGTTAGTTAAAGATTGTGTATCTAAGATAACTTTCTTTTGTTCTTCTGCTTTAGCAGTCTTAGGAATAAACTGAAGTGCATCTAAAAGTATCCCATCATTATAATGATATGAACCTTTATGACTTAACCACTTTTTACTTCTTTGACCTGTCTTATCATCAATGACCTTGAATGGAAGCCAAGCAAATATATTTTGCATAAACTCAGTGAAGTCTTCTGCATTTAATTTAAGCTCATGGCTTATAGGAAATATGAGTCTAAACCGATGAGAATCCTCTATATGGCGTTTAGTTGTATAAGTTAAGTAAGTGTATTCCCTTAACAGTAATTGAGCAGTAGGAAGGCTTATATCACCATCTATGTCTATTACAACCATATTGAATCCAGGTATAGCATTCTTCTCATTTCTGTAGTTATCTATCATGTGATGATTAATCCAATGATAACCATCTAACTGCGTAAGTTTGTATAAATCTTTCCATGAAGTATTCTTAACTACAGGGTTATAGTTCTCTGCTAACTGAGTAGAACAAGCCAAGATGAGTTTATCTAAATTGGTTTCTTTTAACGATTCTCCCTTAAGGAATTCAATACCATCTATGAAGTGTTTTTTAATGATTGAGTTATTTTTATAACCATAAATTGTAGCTAAAGTAATCAAATCATTTTGCTGTGTAACAGTACCTTTAAATATTGGTAATGATTCTAACAACTCAACTCTAGTAACTGCATTGTTACAGTTACATAAGTAATTACACAGTTTTACATAGATTGGTTCTCTTTTAAGAATTTCGTTGAATGCTTTACCAGAGTCCTCTACATAAGCAATTGCTGCAAATAAGATTTCTTTAGTTACTTTAGGTGATCTAATCATAAAAGCAAATATACCTGATAATTTGAGTACATTGAAATATCTATGCTCTATTTCAGTTCTTGCTAAATCTTCATACTTATTGACTTGAGAAGCTAACTCTTCACAATGTTGTTGGTATTCAATGAGTAAAATACACACTTCATCTGAAGCAACAATGGTTTTATCATAATACAAAGGGTCTGCTAAGAATCCTAACATATTACTTATTGTCTGCATTTTGTTAGCTAATTCTGGGTCAGTAGATTTGTTAAATCTCTCTGCTGCTGTAAGTTTACACGGTTGAACATCTTTAACTGCATAACTAAACAAACATCTACGAACATAACCATTATCAAACAAGTCAAATAAGGCATCTTCTGTTTTAGAACCATCAAGTAATCTTGCTGGAGTTCCAAACAAAAGCATATTAGCAGGAACTCTAAAGAATAAATCTTCTCCTCTTTTCTTATCAGAAGAGTTCATTATAAGTTTATCTTTAACTTCACCTGTATCATATAATTCTAAAAACAAAGAAAGCATTTCTTGATTTTTAACAATGTTTTTAGCTAACTCATCCCCGACAAAATTTAATGCACCAACATTACAGATACCCATCTTTCTTCTTTGTTGTTTAGCTCCTTCAGGAGTACCTGAATCAAAAAAGAATTTAATGTTTCCTGCTCCATTAACATCTGCTTGAAGAGCTTCCTTCTCTTCAATAAAATCTGTATTTTTTAATAAAGCTTGATTTGTAGCTAATTTATCAATCTCCTCTGATGAGATAGTTGGAAAGGTTTGTGTAAGAAAAATCTCTCTAAATTGATTAAATATTTCCCCTTCTAAAACCTTTAATGATCTTCCTTTGTTATAACCAGATCCAGCTAAAGAGACGACATAAGTGTTTACAGGAATAGGTTTACCTCTATCTCTAAACAACACTTTAGTTCTCATACTAGAAGCTACAATACCACACATAAAAATTACACTGTTTCTAAAGAAACTTCTATCTTGATTATTTGTATAAACACATAGAGCATCTACAATCTGTTCTACTAAAGGAAAGTATTCTTTTTCTGTAAGATCTATCATTATATTCCTCTAATGATTATCTAAAATTTCATCACACAAAGTAGTACAAGATTCTAAAATATTACTTATTTCTTCTATCTCTTCTAATGTGTAACCTTCAAGTTCATTTTCAATACAGGAAATAATTCGTTGTAAATTTTTTACTTCGTAAGACTTTTCTTTCATGACTTATCCTATTTTAATTAAATCTTCTAGCATTTTAAGTTTATAAGCACTATGTAAAGCTAATGCCATTAGTTACCTACTTTAAAAAGGTATATTGTATGTAATTCCATCAAGTAAATCTTCACGATTTACTTTACCTGTCCAGATACGAGTTAATTTACTTCTACTAAATCTAGTACCAAAAATCATGTTTAAGTAATCACATAATTCTTCTGTAGTAACATAGTAAGATTTATCAATATTCTTATTATCCTCATCCTGTTGAGCTTTCATATCAAGTGTAAAATCAAACATTTGCTTTGTTAGTTTAGTAGTATCACTTGGTTTACGATAAGGTTTTAGCTTGGGTTGAGTTATTTCAATTGGTTTTTTAGATTTAAAAATTTTTGTGAACCAGGAACTCCATGCTTGTTGTAGTGACATACGGTTATTTCTCTTTATGTTGATTTTGTAAATCTATATTATTAGATATTAAAGAATATAAATTCTTATGCTTAATAGTAATATATTTATTACTTATAAATATCCTTCTCTTATGTTTGGGAATTTAGTGGCGTTAAGCCACAGTGAAAGTTTAAGCTAAACTGGATTTACAACCAGTGTTTTTCAAGCAAAGTCGAGTGTCCTAAGTATCCTAGACGATTAACTTAAATTTATTAAATAAGACCTTGGTTTACAAGACTCTTATATTGACTACAAACTGAAGTAGCAGAGCAATAAGAACATCTAGTTGCTTTACTTTTAACTTCCCTGACCACACCAGTAGAACCATCTCTACACATCTGCATATACGCATCTTGATAGTTATCAAAATTCTTAGTCGATTTATTCATTTTATCTCTGTTTTTATAATACTTCCAAACAGACTTAGACATCCACAACTCTTCATCAGTACACAAGGGTAAATCTTCTTCAGTAGAAAAAAGATACTTGCTTATCAAAGCAAGTTTATTATTAAGATACTGTTCTGTTTCTCGAATACTTAATAGTTTGAATTTTTGTTCTAACCATCTTTGTTTAGGATATAAAGGATTCTTTAGTGTTTCAAGATTATTCCAATCTGTGAACAACCAAAGGATACTAAAATCTTCCTCAGTTACTTTCTCTTGGTTTAGCCATCTGTAAATAGAAGCTTGAAGAATATCTTTCTTATCGTTTGATGAGTTAAGATATGCCCAAACTTTTCTATTCTTTAAGTCATTAAGTCTTCCATCAATTATGATGTCAAACTTACCACTTACATTCCATCCAGCTATTTGTTTAGTAATTCTTTGTTCTTGATATACAGGTAATACCTTGTGACCATAAGCCTTACGATCCAATATATCTAATTCACTTGGATTAACCATAACACTCTTAACTACACTTTCAGGATAACCTAAAGATAGTAATGCTTGTTTAGGGTCTTTCCATGCTTCTTCTAAAGCACTATGGATAGCAGTTCCATATGCACTAGCTATCATATTAGATACATCTTTAGTACCTTCACCTGTAGCTCTTAAGCCTAATATGATTTGTCTTACAGAATCAAGTAAGGTAGTAACAGATATAGTGTTAGGCTCATCAGAATGGTCATATAAGTCATTAACGAATAATACAGTTAATGCTAAAGGAATACCTTCATTGTTTGTATATTGTGTCATTATTCTCCTTCATACGCACGTTGATAACCTAAGTCAAAGACTTCTTTAAAGTTTTGTTCTAAATCAATAGCAATTTCACGAATATCATACCTATCTTCAAATAACTCCCAAACAACATCTTCCTCTGTTAATTTATCTATCATTAATCTATTCCATAAATCTTCAGTAATAGGTTCACAGAATATAAATGCTAATGCTTTTTGTTGAGTTATAGTCATTTAAAAGTCCTGAATGATTGATGTTTCATCATCTACTATAATTACAGTAGTGTGTTCTGCTAATTCTTCTATAGAATCTAAACCATAATTAGACAGATGATTCTCATTTGAGTCTTCTGAGTAATCACAACACAAAGCTATTACATCTAATTCTATGGGATTAGTATCTTCTTCTAATCCTTCCAAGTATTCAAACAATGCTTTTCTACCTTCATAACTAAAGTTATCAGGTCTTACAGTATTAAAAGTATCATGAAACTTTGACTCACTAACTGTGATATACATTTAATAATCCTTTTGTAGTAAAGCAGATATTTCAGACATCATCTTAGCTTTTCTTGCATTAGATTCTTCTGATTTCATAATCTTACCATTCTCATCTTTAACAATAGCATCTTGGTTTGATACCTTACTAATGTTGTTTTTATGTACTAAACGCCAAGCCTTATGAACATTAATACCCATGCTTAAAAGTAAACCAAGTGTAACTACAATTACATCACAAGCTTCTTTGACGATTTCTTCGTTTCTTTTATAAAACAAAGCTTCACATAATTCTTCTACTTCTTCTTCAATAAGACCCTTATACAAAGTCATTTGTTCTTGGTTCATTGTAGTTGTACTCTGATTACCTAAGTACATAAAGCTGGATTGGTCTATAATCATATCTGTCATATTGTTACCTCTTGCGTGTTTAATAAGACACCTAAAGTTGAAGTATCTAGGTTTAGAACAAACAAATAGTTACTCATATCAAAATACTCATCTAAATCCGTAATCTTAAAGTTATCTGTATTAGAGTCAATTTTCATATAGTTACCTATATCAATGGTGAATGTATCACCAATACTCAATTCACTTAGAATCATTTTATATTTCCTGTCTTAATAAATTTGGATGTTCTACTTGAGCTAAAATTCTATTAATAAACGTATCCCACATCTTTAATCTATGTCCTGTACGTTGTTTAATGATGTTCTGAAGGGTCATGTAATTAATACAAATTTCTCTTGTTTGTAAATAACTTTCAGGTAGATTCATTTTAAGAGTTGTTACATCTGCACCAGAAGTAATTAACTCATTAAGATTATCAATAATTGTTTGTGATGTACCAGAAGCAAAATGCTCTTTGGTTACTAACTCTTTAGAAAGAGTGTGCATTGTGCTTGCACTATTAGCTGTTGTAGCTACTTTGTAAGTATCATACTCAACCCACCATCCTCTAGGTGCTGTAACTAACCACCAAGTAAAAATACTTGCTAAAGCTTTGTTATGTCCTCCACCTTTAAAAGCTAAGTTCTGTAACTGCTTCTCAGCTTTTTTTAGCTTATCCCATGTAAACCATTCATTAAAATCTTGTCCTTCACGGAAATAGCTTAAAGCTAATCCTTTAAGTGCTGATTGATAACCATGCTCTTCAAGTTTTATTACTTGCATATTTGTCATACTATTCCTTAAGAATAAACTCTGTTTGTGATATTGGTTCTAATTCTGTATTTACACTTAGATGATTTACATTTCCATGTTCTGTTATACAGTAGGAATATGCACCATCAAGATGTTTAAATGTAAGGTATGAACTACCATCACTACATTCTATGTAAATAATAGATTCTTTTGGTATTTCGTATAGTTTCAAAAGTGACTCCGAAAATGTAACTTATGATGTCCACTAAAGTACGTCAAATTTGAACGTAATGGCTGTTTATGACGTAATATAAACAAAGTAATCTCTTTGTATGTCTTAAGCTCTTTAATACGCTTAAACCGTCTTGTCGTATATTGTGAGCTATGTACTATGTCACATAGGTTAGATGACTTAGCTCCATATTTCTTTGGATGTTGTGTACGATTATTAGCAACTTGCAATACCTTAAGCCAAGATGCTTTATCTTCTCTTGCTTCAAAATAAATATTTCTTGCAGCACACACTTGTTCAGATTTTGTTAATGCTTGTGTATGAAAAGGTAAAAGTAATAATGTTAGAAATATTCTATTCATTTAATTTAAACCATATTAAGAATAGTAAGCAACATATACAGTGAGCTGCATGAGGTAAGTTAGATTCTTCATCTATCCATTCACCTTCTAGGATAGCTACTAAGTGTCTCATAGCAGCATCTTCATACCTTTGTGGTTCTATCTTCTGCCAATTATTAACACTGTATTTAACTGTACCAAACTCAAGTACCTTAGCTACTTCTTTTAAAGCATTCCAAGGAAGTAAAGAATATCTTAGTTTACCTGAATCATGTTTAATACCTTCTTTAGGTATTACTAAAGTAAACCAATCTGAATGATGTGCTGTAGGAAATTCTTTAAGGAAATATCTATCTGCTCCTTTATATGAATCAATAATAGCTGTACCTTTAATACCGACGTGATTTTCTGCTTCTGTAGAAAATCTAACAATATCTCCTGGTTTATACTTCATCTTCATCCTCATCTTTTTGTTTTACACAACTACTACATTGAGTAGCATTTAACAGTTTTAATCTTACTTCTTCAATACCTCTACCACATGAATAACATTGTCTTGGATTACCATCCCATTCAGAATATTTGATTCTGTTAGCTAATCTCGTTTCTAAATGTTTTTGTTCAAAAGCAGAACCTAGGTCTGCGTCAACCATATTTTCAAATGACACTATGCTAACTCCTTTTTTGGTAAAGGTTGGTTGAATAGGAACTGTTGTAATTCTTGTTTCTTGGTTTGAATTACTAATTCATCATAAGAATCGACAGGAAGATATATTTCACATCCTGAATGGTCTGTACCCATAACAAATACTTTTTTAGTATTTAAGGGTGTATTGTTGAGTGGGTTCATTTTTATTATCTCTTATGAGAAAGTATCCATGACAGATACTACAATTAGGATTCTTATTACAAGAACATGGTTTAAATTTTATTACATTGAACCAATGTAATGGTGCATTGTATAGATTTATAGGATTATTCATCTTTGTTAAGTGCTTTAGAAATATATGGCTATACATATTACATTAGAGGACTAACGCTCTAAAGCACTTAAAAAAGAACCCATACAGCATAACTGTATAGGTTTAGTGTGAGGATTTGACCTCTTCGGTAAATACCATGTGCGCATCACATAGTTTGGTTTATAAGTGGAATAATCGTTCTCTTACCTACATTTGGGTAGACTTATAAATTTGGAACAGATAATTGGTTTATTGATAGTTAGGTATATCAGACCTAATAACACGAAATATAAAATTAGTATCCCTTTTATTGAGTGGGGAAATGCACTCCTCAGTTATGAGAATTATGTTCTTGAATAAAGAACTTTAGTTTAACACTTGGGTGGTTTACCACCACCACCTTTCTTTTTATTAGCCATTGGATGTCTCTTTAAAAGTTAAGTAATATCCCTTTTTACTATTCGTAGGTAAAATAGGAATTCGATATTCTTACGCCCTGAGCTGTTATGGACAAGTCAGGTTATCCGTAGCTATACTAACGAAACACTGTTATTTCTTCGAAATGGTTTAGGAGGTTTAAGAAACTTCTTACGAACATAGTTATAGATTTAATCCTTAGTAATTTAAATGTGCTAACGTTGCACTCACTCGTAAGTGTTACATAAAACCTCCTAAGTATATACATTATTATTGTTAAAAACATATCAAAATCCTTTTATGTTGTGGGTGTTAGTGGTCGTAAGACCACAATTAAAATATTACCTGTTTTGACGTAAATCTGTCAATAGTCTACTTAACTCCATTGAAATTCTTCTTACAGCACCGTTAGCTTTTGTGTTAGATACAATCAAATCAGGTTTAGCAGCATAGGTAAAATGCTTATTAGGATTTGCGTTATGTCTTTCTCTATCAGCAACTTCTTTGTTACTTAACTCAAGGACAGTATTAATTCTTGTAATCAATAAGTGTGCAGTTGCACTAGTTTGTAGTAGTGTTGATTTATTCATAGCTTTTGAAGTATCTCCTCTAATCGTGTTTCAGATAAATAATATAAGTGTCTAATGAAAGCACTCGTTTTAAGAGACATTGGCTCATAGAATAATGATTTAAGATATTCTTTATAATCTCTTAAACCAAATTCTATTATTAATCCTATGTCTATTAATATGCTCTTTTGTTCTTGTATTTCATTGGTAAATCCTTTTATATTATGTTCCATATTATTTTATTAAAAATTGAAAAATGTTAAAGAATACTGAGAACAGTATTCCAGCAGTAAGTAATAAAGAAAGTATTCTTTCATCACCGTATTTTGTATGTAACTCATACCAATCTAGTTGTTGAGATTCGATAATCTTTTCTAGTTTAGATTGATTATTTATCCAGTGCTGTAAATATATACAAGCTTCTTTTTCTTTTACATACTCACCGTTAGGAACTTCAACCATTCCATTCCAGAAAGTATACTTATATTTCTTCATTTATGTTCCTTACAGATGTTTAAAATTTGTTGTTTATTGGAATTATTAGGAATTCCTATTTCATAAGACCAATTTGGATAATGAATAGATAACTCTGCACCTAACTTAACTATGTCATGTTGTAGTTCAGGTAAATTATCCCATCGCATACACTCTATCAGATTGTTGTTAAACCACTCTATACATCCAACAGTGTTCTTTACAAGAAAGTATAAAGCATCGTGTATTGTTGCTATAGGCTTAATATCATATTTATATTTGGAGTTTAAAATACGTTGTTGTAAGTCAATTACAGCACGGTTATTAAGCATTGAATATGATTGTCCTCCCATAGCATTACCTACTGTTCTTCCCTCTTGTTTAGCTTCATTTGGTGTGTTCTTAGTACCTAATATAGTTTGTTTAAGAATAGGTGTTCTTACCCTTAAACCAAATGCTACGGTTATATACCCATCTTTAGATGCTTGGTTTAGTTTTTCTTCAGTCCAATTATCAGAAACTATATAAAGCTTATGATAGTTAGCTTCTATTTGTTTAGCATCAAATACAGGAATACCACAGTTATTTACTAAGGTACTCCATGTACCAGCGTACTGAAGTGCAAAGGATATTGGTTTACTATCTTGTCTGATGTCAGCATACTTACCTTTGATAGAATTTAATGAATCTTTAGTATTTTCAATATCTTTTAACTTATTTGGATAATAATAAAAGCTATTAAAACAGTGACTATCAATACCCTCTATCAGTGGTCTTAACTTGTTAGGATCTTTTGTTATAAGAGCATTTACAACACTCTCTAAGCTATTGAAGTCTGCTGAACACATTAAGTATCCTTTTGGAGCAACAAAACATTTCTTTATTACTTTTGCGTATTTAGAGTGACTAGGTATAGTCATAAGCAGTGGAGAAGACATTCTTCCACTAACACATGCTCCCAAGTTAATCGAACTATGTAGGTAGTAGTAACCATCATCTTTTAAGATAGACTTCTCTTTAAATGCTTTAATGAAAGTTCCTAGAATCTTATCGACTGCTGATAACTCAATTAAAGCTTTCAGTAGTTTAGCAATTTCTATTGCTTCTTGTTTATTCATATCTTGGCTCTATACTTAAAAGATCTTGTTTTGATTTTGGAATATTACAATATTTAATTGCTATGAGTTTTGCAGCATATATATCTTTAGCATCTTCTAATGGTATTTCAAGACGAATATCTTTGTAGAGTGCAATATACCCAATCTGTTTCATTTAATAATTTCCATATAATTAGTTGGTTCAGAGAATTCATCTAACTTAAAGACAAGTACACCATTTCTATTTAATCCCCATCTCATAGCAAACCAACAACCTGGTACAATATCAGCCTCTGTGAAGGTATTATGTTGGAGATTCTCTTTAAAATATTTAGCTGCTTTAAGAACAAATTCCTCTTCTTCTTTTCTTGCTTCAAAGTAAATATGTTTCATATTAATCTTCTTCAAATATTTGTTGTAATGACTCATCTAATTTAAATGAATCTTCTGTTAAATTGAATTGTGATAACAATTGATTGTATTTTTTAAGTAATACTTTCCCACCTGTTGCACCTAAACCAGTATTTGTTCTATCAGTAATCTCAAAACCTAATTGATTGTAAACCAACTCAATTAACTGTTTAGGGCTACCTGGATTGAATGTAACTGGTTTAGGTATTTCTCTTGGTTTGATATTCTCAGGTTTCTTAGCTTTAGCTTTTCTATCTTCAAAATCCTTGAACCAAGCTTGATTAGTAAGTGTTTCCTCCAACTTCTTAATTAAAGGATTATCTTGTATCTGAGCTAACTGAATATCTTTAATAGCTATCAACTCTTGTTCTGCTTTAAGAACTTGGTTCATGTCTAAACACATACCTGTAAGCTCCATCTGAAGAATTACTTTTACAGAAGGAATAAAGATAGTGTTATAAATATCAAGTTGATTATCAGCTACCATTATTGGATAGTTCTTTTTGTAGAGATACCAAGTTGAAAGTGCATCAACTAAGTTATAGCGGAGTAAGTCTTGTTTTGGTACTAAACGAATATCTGTTACATCAACACTATAATTTCCACTATACTCATGTGTATTTGGTTTAAGACCTAATGTATTACCAGCACATGAATTAGTAGCTAAGTATGTAATGAGTTTCGTATCATCAATATTCTTAGTCATTACATCTAAACCATGAAGTAATCCTTTCTGGTCTAATAAATTATTCATGAATAATTCATATAGTAGAACCTTGGTGTCATAACCTACATTGTGATATATGAGCTTTCCTTTAAACGATTCAAAGAATTCTCTAAGTAATTTTTTTACTTTAGTATTTGAAAATATGTAATTTTCTTGTTGCTTTTCATCGCAACAAAAAGCAATACCATTATGTTCATCCCAAGCAAATGCAATTGTACCTATACCTGCTTCATTAAACTGTAACGAGAATGCTTCAATATCCACTGTTAAGGCATTATACTGATGTAACCTATTTAACCATAAGGCTATTTCTTCTATCGTGTCAGGATAATCCTCTGAGTGAATAATATCACTACCTATTTCTTTATGCTTACCAAGTACATGATTAGCTACAGTAGTTAGTGATAGGTCAATTCTGCTCTGTTTACTTGGGTCATAAAATAACACCTTGTAATTAAGAGATAGAATACAGTTTATGTGTTCATATCCCTTTACTTTACATGAAAGCACATATCCTAAGTGAGGATCAACTTTAGATACCCCTGTTAGGTACTTAAAATAAGTGCCGTCAGCTACTAATACGGTATCTATCTTCAATGATTGTAGTGCAGGTAATAAATTACTCAGATACAGCTTGGCTTGAGAAGCTGTAGGTTTATCATATTTGAGTGAGAATGAGATAGTAGTTGAAACATCCAATCCTAGAGCCTCTAAAGGTTCTAAATAATGCTTTTGGACTTCAGGCAATGAAAGACAAGTTTCTTTCATTAACAAGGCTATATGGAGATTCTCAGTTGAATCATAATGTAATAGGTGTTTCATTGTTTTATTCTCTTCTCAACATATTCAATACACCATAAACTACCAATTACATAACCAATATGATATATAGTACCATCTTTACTATCTTGATACATTTTAGAGCATCTTCCTCCTAAATTACTTTGTAACTCTTTTACACTTTTAGCTATGTGTATTTGGTTATACTGATCGATAAAAGTTCTCATTTTTAAATACTCTTGAACCAAAGGTTAATAATTGTTTAATGTCTAACTTGTGACATCCAATAGTTAAAATATCTTCTGTTATAGCTTTTACTGTATAAGTATTATCAATCTTTAAACCAAGTACACTCTTATTTTCTTTGAGTAAATCATACAATTCTTTTACTTTATCTTTATGAATTGTAATGCCTAGTGTGGTTTTAATTTTTTGAGTCTTTTCATCGTATCTTAATCTAGTTAAACCAGTATATGAATAACATGAATTGGCTTCAAAGTTTAACCACTTTTCAAGCTGTTCTTCACCTTTTAATGCTCTAAACTCATCTTCTTTCTGTTGTTTAAGAATATGATTAGCTTCTTTCTCTTCATGTTTCTTTAACCAAGCTTCATCAATATAATCCGTTGCTTCAATTCTGTTTTCTAACCATCTAAAATTAGCTAGAGTACACTGTTCAGGAAAGATTAAAGCTAATGCAAGACCAGATAATCTTTCATAATTAGCATCATTTAAAAATATTAGTTTATTAACTCGTGAATTTTTTATCTTAGCTAAATGTTCTTTAAATTTATTAATACTTCTTTGTATTAATACTTTAGGTGTTTGTGAAGGATCTTCTACATAAATAACATTCCAGTCAAATGGAATAGCTCTTTGTAGTAATCTTTGTTGTTTACTCGTAGTAACAGAGAATTTTCGTGTATCTACCAATATGGTTTGATTATCTAATTTCTTAGCAATCATTGCTCCATAACGATAACTATATAAATTATTACCTTCTGCAAAAAGTCTTCTATTAGTAGTGTAGCCTTCAAAAGATTCATCACCATAAATCCAAGCATGAAGTAGTTGCTCGTAGTTCTTATATGCTTTTATCATTCAATTGTTTCCTTAATTCATCTTCAACATACTCAAATAAATCTTCTTCTATGATTAGATTTAATAACTCATTATCTGTTCTAGCTCTCCACTCAAACCCCATTGGTTCAGATGGATAACTAAACTCAAATGTAGCATCTGTATTTCCTTTTACAAATGGTTGGAAATCTGTTATTTCAATATCAACTGAAATACCTTTAATTTTTATTTGGTGTATTCCTTTCATTTATTTTACTCAAGCAAATAATTAGGTTTTAAGCTTTTCTAATTCTTCTTCAAGAATAGAAATTTTACTTCTTAATCTTCCATTTTCTTTATCTTTATTATCTAAAGTTTGTTTTACTGAGAAATATGCTTTTGGTGCTACAGCTAAAAAGTCTTCTGTAAGAACAAATTCATTAGCTTTAATAAGTAATGTGTATTCAGAGCTTTTTTCATAAGTAAACTCATTACCTAATAAAATTGTAATACTTGGTTTAACATTTTCTAAAGAAGAGTATTGAGCATTTAGGAATGTAGCATTATTTTCAAACATATTAACAATAGCAGGTAATGCTTTATCAGCTACATCTGAAGGTATATTAATTGCAATATGCGAAGCATTTTTTGTATCAATAATTAGTAACATAGTTTTTCCTTAATTAATAGAGGATTCTCATCTTTTAAGTATGAATCAAATATTTCACCTTTAGTCAAAATAATTCTCTTTATAAGTGATACAGTTTATGAAGCTGTAGAAATGTATAATGCGTAGTTTTAAGACTTACTAGGTCTTTTAAATACATTTAAGAAATAAATTGTAATGTATTGTTTTAAAGCATTTTAGTGGCTGCAAGCCACATTGTTAAATGATTACACACCATCTACCTTGTTGATTACCTTTACCCATATCTGTAATAGATAAGTCTTCTTGTTTAGCATAAGTTCTAGCTTCATCTCTTGTTTTAAAGTAAACATGAGAAGGTTGTCTTACCTTGTGTTGTACAGGTACAGGTGATTTAGTAGGAGTTGTTTTACCTTTAACTTCAGGTAACTCAACTACACCATTTACTTTCTTTAGTTCATATTGTGTTAAGTCTTCTTCAGTAAATTCAATACCAATCTCTTCCCAATACAATACACCTGAACCTCTAGGTAATAATCTATTATGACTCATGGATTGAATGAAGATGTCATAGTTTCCATGATCACCAGGATGTAATCTTACATTCTGAATCTTAGATAAACCAAGCATATCTCTTGCACTGTCACCTGCAAATACTTTACCTGTAGATCTATCACGAATAAGAAGTAACTTCTTAGGTTGTACTCTTGCTTCAGTTTTGATTAACTGATAAAAAGAACTTCCTTTAAAAAACTTCATTCTATGCTCAAGAATGAATGGCATAATCTCTGTACGATCATACTGGGTTTTATCAGGTACAACATACAAAGATACTTTAGATGTAATATCTTCTAACAGGTTTGTATTTACATTTTTTACAGAAGAGTAAAATGAACTTGAATTTGTTATACCGTGTATTCTTTGTTTAAAGAATGAGGTTAAAGCTTGTTCATTAGCTTGTGTAGCTTTTGCCATACCTTCAGATGTAATATTCCATTCTTGGATGTTACCTTTTGGAATACCAATTAGAGATAGGTTAGGTGAGTTAGGCGGTACACGACATACTATAGTCCATCGTTTGTCTAATCGTTGTATTTCTTGTAAGATGTCTTTAGTATTCAGTCTTGAATTATTTTCATGCCCGTCTGTAGTAATCATTAACAAGAATGATACATGGTCTTCCGCAGCATCAGGTAATGATTTACACAATTTAATTGCATCAGCAATTGCATCGTATAAAGGGGTATTTGCTTGAGTTACCCATTTAATAATAGGAAGTAATACATGAGGGTTAGAATTAACCACTGTTCTTCTTACAGTATTATGGTCAAATCCAAAAGCAATAACAGATATAATAGTATCTAACTTCTCTTGGTTTGCTGCATTTACTACTGCTTGAATATTAGTGTTATAGTCTTTAATTGCAGCAGATTTAAGATTAGCCATACTAGCTGAGTGATCATTAATAAAGACTATATATTGTTTGTTTTGCATATATTTTTCTCATAAAAAACTCCTAATAAATAGGAGTTTTGTTTGTTGGATGTTAGTGGAGGTACACCACATTATTAATTACATTTACTATCACCACAATTAAGACACGTTTTACAACCATCAAGTATTACTACTGCTTTAGTAAAGCACTTCTTACATTCAACAGCATCTTTTGGAAAATCAGTTACTATAAAGTTTAGTGAATTAACATGAAGTTCTATAGCTTCTCCTATCTCAGCAATAAGGGAATTAGACCATGATCCTCCTTTCTTTATGTAACCACCTTTAGGATCAAAAATAGATTTAAGTTCTTCAATAAGAAAACTAACATCTTCACTTCTTCTAAAGATTGCAGATATAACTCTTGTTAGAGCTTGTACCCACATTTGATGATCAGGGTCTTTGGTAGTAATAAATATCTCATAGGGAATTAGTTTACCTTTTTTCTCTACATCAAATATAAGTACATACGTTGCATGGTTTGCTGTTGGTGATTTAAGCTTATATCTCTTTCCAGGAAGAATATCAGGACACTTAAATACTTCTTGCTTCTTAGTAATTGTACCTAAAGCTACAGATACAATCTTAGAATCAAATTTAATATTTACCATAAGTACCTCCATTTATAGCATCATACAAGTTAGCTGCATTATGTACATCACCTTCATATTCAATAAATTCATCTCCTTTAACTGAGTAAGTATTACCATCAACTAATGTAAATGAAAATCTTTGGTTTGCTAATTCTTCTTTACTAATAAGAACCCCTTGTTTAACTTCTGGATTGTGTCTATATGTAGTACATCCTTTCAAACCTTTAGAAATAGCATAAGTGTAAATATCTTTAAATTCTTCATAAGGAATTTTTGTAGCTACATTAATAGTTTTAGAAATAGAGGAATCAATCCAATACTGTGCTGCTGCTTGAATGTCTATGTGTTGTTTAGGAGTAAAGTCATTAGCTATCTTACCTTCATAAGGTTTACCAAATAACTGTAAGTAAACCAAGGACTCATACGAATATACGTCTACAGCCTCTTTAGAAGCCTTTCCTGGCTTGATAACATTACGAGTGTAATGATGAGCAAATGAAGGTTCAATACCATTACTAGCGTTATTAGCTAATGATAATGATATAGTTCCAGTAGGAGCAATTGACGTAGCATGTGTAAATCTACATCCATGAGTAAGTAAGTCTTCTCTTAAATAAGGTAATTCTTTGAAAATTCTTTTCATATACTCAGATTCTACAAACTTTTTAAGAACACCTAGCTCTTTAAATATAGGTGCAGAACCTTTTTCTACGGACAGTTGTACACCTTCTTTCCAAGACTCCAAAGCTAAATGTTTAGTTATTTGTTTTGTAAATTCTATTGCTTCTTGTGAACCATACTCAATTCCAAGCATTACCATAGCAGAACCTAAACCAAGGTATCCCATACCATGTCTTCTTTTTCTTTCAATCTCAGCTTGTTGTTCAGGTAACGGAAGATTTGCATCTTCAACTACATTATCTAACATTCGAGTAAATACTCTAATTACTTTTTTGTATGTATCCCAATCAAAACTTCTTTGTTCTGTAAAAGAATTCTTTACAAAAGATGTTAAGTTAATTGAACCAAGTAAACATGAACCATTAGGAGGTAAACCTTGTTCTCCACAAGGGTTGGTTGCTCTAATTACTTCTAACCAATGCAAATTATTCATACGATTGTATTCATCAATTAAGATGAATCCTGGGTCTGAATACTTATAAGTGGATTCCATAATCAAATCCCATAACTCTTTAGCTGGCATTTCTGAATATTTTTTACATGCAACTAAACCAGCTTCTAATACATAATTAGTGGTGTCACCTATAAATTCTCTCCAATAATACTCTTTGGAACTATCATATTCCTTTTTTGTAACTGGAAAACTAAATACCCAAGGTATATCTTTTTTTACATATTCTAAAAATCTATCTGTAATAAGTAATGAAATATTAAATTGAGTAAATCTTCCTGTTTCTCTTTTTGCTTTAATAAGCTCTAAAACATCTGGATGCTCAAGGTCAAAGGTAAGCATTTGCGCTCCTCTTCTACCACCAGCAGAAGCGATTGTAAGACACATCTTATCGTATACATCTAAGAACGGTAATGAACCTGATGTACTTGCTCCTGCTCCATTTACATACGCATTCTTAGGTCTTAAGGTACTACCTTCATACCCAATACCACAACCAGCTTTTAATGTAATAGCCGCTCTTTCAAGTGTACCAAAAATACCTTCAACTGAATCAGGTATAGCTTGACTGACAGTACAATTAATTAATGATGTAGCTGGTTTGTACTTCTCTGCTCCAGCGTTAGACATAATACGTCCTGCTGGAATAGCTCCATTCTCTAATGCCCATAAGAATTCTTTAGTCCAATACTCAGAATCTTTTTCTCTTCTAGCAAGGAATGTAGCAGTTCTCCAGTAGGTATCTTGAATGGTTTGATCTACAGGATTTCCCTGCATATCTTTTAAACGATATTTTTGATCCCAAATATCAAAAGAAGCATCTTGTAACGGATTATTCATATAATTCCTTTATAAAAGTGGTAAAGCTTGAATAATAAGTGCTTTATGATCCTTTAAGAACTTATCACGGATTGTTGCAGTTGGGAAAGTTAAGAAACGTCTCCCCCATTGTCTAGTTTCTATATCTAGCCTGTTTTTATAAGGCTCTATAACATATTTATCTGATGTATCTATCCAATCGGGTTTCCAATTAGCATTAACTTCGTTCATTAACTGACTAAGCATAGCTAAAGCAATACTTGCTTCTGCTTGTTCCAAGGTTGTGAAGATGTTTTTGTTTTCTTTTATTGTGGATACCTTCTGGCAACTACCTATTATAGCATTTGGGGCTATATAGTAACCAGATATACTATCTAGTTCTTCCCAACAAGTAATTTCTTTCTCTTCAATTTTCCTAAATTTAATACAAGTAAAAGATGAATTCTCTTCATCAATGATAAAGCCTTCAGGTATTTCAATAATTATCTCATTCATTTTATTTTCTCTATATACCATTGTTTAGCTTGTTTTGAAATAGCTGAACCAACATCTTTAATTGTTAATTTTGATGCTTCTAAAGTATCAGACTCTTCTTTAAGAATATCTGCATTAATCCATTTAAGGAATATGCCTATACCTTGCATATCTGTTGGTTCATTACATTCAAAATAAGCTTGTTTTAATCTAGCATCTGTAAGTACAATATTAACAAATTCTTTAATTGAATTTACTTTTTCAATACCTACAGCAGCTAATACTTTTACTTTACTGGATGAATGTTTCTTCCCTTTAACTTTAAAGGATAACATTTGACCTTCATCATCAATATGTTCCCATACAATACCTTCACCAATACCAGATACTCCAAATAACATAGCAATAGGACACTCTTGTTCTACTTGAAGAGTGAGTTCTTGTAGTTTATTTTGAGATAATTCAGGATAGTTAAAATCAATATCAATTTTATAGAACTTGCTAAGTACAATAATATTATAGTTAGCTAAACCAAACCAAGGAATTTCTTTAAGCCAATAATGAGTATCTTCTCCTGTAATTACTTTAATACCAAATATATAAAAAGCTCTATCTAATTTAGATATAGCTACACCTTGTTGTATCCCTTTACCTGCCCATTCACCATAAATTACAACTGGTAAATCTAAACCAAGAGAATCATATATCTGTTGGAATATTTCTTTTCTTTCTTTATGGAATGTATAAAAACCATAAAAGTCATTATCTTCTGTTAATACTTGGTTTCTTGATTGAGGAATATTAGCTGGTAACTCTACACCAGCATTAATTCCATGCAGTTTTACACTACCATTAAAGGTTAATATAGGTAATGGTTTGTCTTTCCATAATCTTTGTATTTCTTTAATACAGTTTCTAAATTGTTCTATTGAGTGGTATTTGTACATAAATGCTTTTCTCTTTTAATTTCTGGTTTAAATTCTCTACATGCTGTACTACATGAAGAGTTATTATTTACAAACAGGTAACATTTTCTTGTGTAGGATGTACCTAATGTTTTAAAGAATATACAAGCATTACAGGTCTTTTGTTTCATAAACCTACCTTAGGCAATTCTTGCCAATATAAAGGCTCATCAATAGGATTCTTGTATAATCCATACTGATCACCACACCAACAGTATTCATCTATATTCCAATGAACAATGATTTGACGATTAGAATACACTCCAATAATTCTTCTATCTTTTGGAATGGAAGAAATGTCTTGTTTTTCAACTAATTTACTACGAGCAATCCAAGCTTGTTCTGCTGCTAGATATACTTCCATATCTAGTAAACAAGCGGAAGAAAACCATTCTTTAAACAACTCTAATTCTTTAGCTTCTTGAACAGTCATCTTCATCTTCCTCATAGTCATTTTCACAGTTATAACACTTTTTCTTTACTGGACTGCCACAACATTCAGGATTACCACAACCACCATAGTCTTCCCAATACCAACCATCTCCTAGACATACACAGCAGTAGAAAGGAGTTTCTTTAGCTTCTTGTTCTATCATTTTCTTTATACTCCTTTTCTACTTTAACTAAGATATTAAGATTATCAAGCATGGATTTTAATTTCATTAGTGTATTCTTTTATTTATTTTTGTGTTTAAGTGGTGGTACACCACAACTAAGATATTTCAATTATTGAATCTCTTGATAGTTCAGCTCTACTTTTGACAGTTTATTAAAGTATAGAAACTTCTTCATATTCCACATATTTAAGAATTCCTACCTGATAGGATTCTTCTGAACTCCATGAATCTATAAAACCGTCAGAATCAACTGAGATTGCTATAGCTCTATCTATATATTTTTTATCTGTTAATAATGAAACTATATGTGCCTGTCTTTGATTTACTCTAAATATAATACGAACTTGGTTTAGTGCTTGAACTAAAGATAAATTTTTCATTAGTTTCTCATCCAGTTCTCTAATATCTTAGTACCACCAATACCTCTACCTTTCTTTAAAGTAGTACAGTAAGAAACTTCATTGTCTTTTATCTTAGTGGTTTGTTTGGATTGCATAATTAACTGTTCGGCACAGTCTCTTATGAGAAAAGGATTAGCAGTAAATATCCCTTCTTTACTAGCAAAATCTTCTGTGTGAGCCAAGACAATAATAGTTACTTGTTTTTCATGGGCTATCTTAATCAAGAATCTTGATATTTTCTTTTGTTCAGATTCTGTGTTATCAAAACCAAATTCATCCATCATTAACTGATAGGTGTCTATAATGATTACTTTATCTTCTAAGTCAGTAAATTTATCTAAGTTGTGTATCTGTTTTCCAGGAAGTGAAATTACATTTAAAGAAGAATCATGAGGAGATTCATCTAAGTTAATAACAATAGGTGTAATTCCCTCTTGGTTTAAGAATTTGATGATTGTGTGTGTCTTGCCTACAGATGGTAATCCTACCACTGCTGTTACTTCATTTTTTGGGATAATGTTTCCGATACGGAAATAGGATGCAATTTGCATGATAGGTTGGTTCATAATTAACATTCTCTTGATGCCTTCAAGGTTGTTTAAGGAGTATTCATCATTACTTACTGTACTGAGAATAGGTATTTAAATATAGTAAAATAAAAAAATACCTTTTTATTTTACTATTTATTTCATAGTTTGTCAATAGCTACTTTTCCTTATTGCTGTTTATGGGTGAATAGCGGTGGAACACCGCACTATATTCTTTAGGTATCTTATAGTACATTTTTAGTAAAAATGGAGAAATATCCTTTAGGTTTAGAAAAAATAAGAACTTCCTACAATTAAGTAAGAAGTTCTATTTCACTATGAAATAAAGTATTCAGCGTCTCTCATTTTACCTTCTAATGTCGTGTCATATTGTCTATAAATTACTTTTCTACCTAGAAGTTCTGAGATGATGTTAGATAAGTAATTAGACTTATATAACTCAATACAAATGTCTAAGTAATGTTGCCTCATTTGATGTACATGGTTTGGATTACAGAAAAAGCAATCATGAACTGTAAGGATGTTGAATCCAGATTTATAACATCTTCTAATTAACTCTCTACATAAGTAAGCATCCAAACTTTGAATGACATTAGCACATATAGGAGTTGAGTAAGCCGATGTTACATTTATCTTCTTATACTCGTAAGTAAAACTAGATTTAGTACCATGAATATCTCTAATTCTAAGAGATGTATTTTCTGGACCTGTAACCATTACTCTTGCTACATGCTGATCGGGTAATGTCCACTGATAGCTTATAGTATGCGGATTCCAAGCACTCAACAAGTCCTCCATGACTTCCATACAACCAGGAATAAGTGTTTCTCTAGCTGCATAGAATTGAGTTAATTCAGGTGTGCTCTCACCAAAGAGCATTATTGGATTCATTTTAGAGCCATATAGCGAAGTCATCAACGCTAATTTAACTCTATCCCTTTCTACCTGTATTTCATTATTAAGATGTACATTCATTTCCTTTGTAGTGTTTGAATATACATCCTGAACTTTACCAGTATCAATCATATTAGTTTGAATCAAAGATTTTTCACATCCTATTAATAATCCCATGATTTGTACACACGATGAACTAGCATCTAAACCCATTATAAAGTTAGTTGGTTTACCTGCTTGTACTTCTCTGTAAGCATTTACAGCTTTAATATAAAGAAGAGGTTTTTTAGCTAAACCAATACCATCTTCTAATACATTCTCGTTGTCATGTACAAACTCTATTCTCTCATACCAAGTCAATTTATCTAAGCCAAATTGACTGGCAATGTCTGTACGCAAATAGTCTATTGGTTTTACGAATTGCATAGTAAATATACCTCTCTTAAAGCTGAGAACAGTTTAACTCTGAGTTCTTTGTTTACTGGTTTAGAAATAAGTGTTTGGTATGTTTCTGTAGCATATACCCACGCATTAAAATGTGTCTGTGTTTCAGCAATGAGTATATTAATACAATCACCGTTAAACCATTGTTTAACACTTGATGTACCAAACACATCTCCATACTTAGAATAAGGAAAGTTGAAGTTAGTATCATAATCACTTTGAAGCATTACATAATCATGATCACTATCTTCTGTAGCTTCACCTAATACTTGTGAACCTGTTTTGAATCCAAGGAGGTATATTATAACCATTTGTTCTTGGCTTAATGTTGAAAGTTGTTCGCACATAGTATTCACTTTTTTAAGTTATTGTTATAATTCAGCTTCAATACATTGTTGAAGTCTTATGGGATTAGGTTCTTGTTGTAATGAACCTTCTATTTTCTTTTTAAATATTTGTCAAGATCCAAAGTACCAACCCCAATAATTACATGTTAAACATTCTCTAGATATCTCTATTTTAATATCCATTAGTCCACCTCAACAAATTCTTTCTTAGCAATGTTAAGCACTGCTTTGTCATACTCACTACTTTGATATGATATGGAATACCCAGAACAATATAATCTACCTCTACTATCATAACGATGAAGTAGATAGAACTTGTTTGGTAATTCACTATATAAAGAATACGTTTCAGCTTTAGCTAATTCAAACTGATCCTGTATTTCTTTTAACTGAAATACAGTTTTAGCTTTATATTCATCTTTCATCTTGAATTCTTTATCCCACTCTAATACGAATGGATCTAAAGATAACTCAATAGCATTTTGGATGTTTAATACATCAAGAGATATTGAGTTATTATGATGATTGTGTCTTTTCAGAACACAATGTTCTTTGAATGTAATGAAACCGCAGTCATCGTTATATCTAACTTTGTCTGGTTTACATAACATAGGAGGCAAGAATTTAGCTCTATTAATAGCTTGTAGTGTTATTGGTTCAAGCTTGTATACACTTCTAATACAGAGTTCTTTCTGTGCATTGTGATAGATGTCATACAAATCTGATTCACACAGAACAAACAATATATCAGCTACCATCTTGACACCATCAATGTCTTCTTCATATTTCAAGGATGGATATATAGCACCACATATAGCTTGAATTGTTTGAGATTCTGAACCAAGACAAGTTATTAATACATCCATGACTATCTCATCACCTGATATGTAACCATTATACAAATGATCACATAAATGAGTTATCCTTGCACCTCTTGAATAGAGATATTCTTTACTCAAGAAGTCTGCAAGTAATTGTTTACACACAGTAATCTTACCATCAAGATTACGTTCAATGTCTTCCCTGACAAGTCTTCTGATATTCTTTTTAGAATACATTTCTTCATTAGTAATTTGCTCTAATCTATCTAACATACTCAATCTCCTAGATTGTTATTCCATCGAGATGATCGCATTCATGTTGAACTATATAAGAAGCTAAACCAAGTAATCTTATCTCTTGTGGTTGTAATAACTCATCAAGATAAGTTACACAAATACGATAGTATCTTTGTTTTTTAACTACCTTATCTGGAAATGATAAACATCCTTCTTTAGATTGTTTCTTATCAATACCTTTAGCAATCCAAGTAGGATTAATCATAGGTATCCACATTCCATTAATCTTACAAAGTATTACTCTCTTTAATATTCCTATCTGAGGTGCAGCAATACCTACTGCTATAGGTGTTAAGGCAGCTTTTAACTCTTTAATAAGAGCATATACATAATCAGAATCAGTTACTGATTCTGATACATCATGGATTACATCATTTGTTAGCATGAGACTATCTACTCTTCATTTATTTAGTGGAAAGAAGTAGTGCGTTAAGCACCACAATCTATTCATTACAATGTTTGCCATACCTCATAAGTTACAGGTATTATCGTACCTACATAACTGATACCATCTTGGGTATAAATCAAGGAATTAATCCAGTCTACATATATACTATAACCATCTTCTTCAAAGTCTTTCTTAGCTTCTTTAGCTTGCTCTAAATCATGAATGAATGGTCTTACTTCAGTATCTCTAACTTCCATCAATAGCTTACCTAAATGGTTTTCTCCCTTACCGTTACATACACCCCAGAATGTGTCATTCCAAGTATTTCTTTCAATAATATCTCCTTCAATAGCTTTAAGTCTATTCAGTAATTCACCTTGGAATTTAATGAATAGAATACTTCTCATAATTGAGATTCTTTCATCATCCCAATCAGCTCTAAGCTTAACCCGTTTACCTAAAGTTTTTGATTCATAACCATTCAAACCAATGAACTCATTAGCTCTATCTGGACACTTCATAGCTTGAAAGTAAGATTCAGCACAAGAGAATTCTTGAACTTTACAAGGATACATATTACTTAGAAATTTAAACTCATTTCTAAATGAAGGAACTTTACTATTAGGAATAGTATTTTTAACAGATGAATAACTCATGGTTTTAACTCCTTAAAGATTACAAAATTTTTCAAACATATGTTCAGCACTATAGGGTTTATAGTCACCTGATGGTGTAGATCCTTTTGTAGAAGGATCTAATTTTAATATTCTTGTAGTTCCAACATCCACATATGTTCTATAAGAAGTACCATTAATACATTCAAAATAGAGTCCTTCTTTTGCTAAATACATTTTTGTTACATTATTTAAGTTAAAAGCAACTAACGATTTATCTTCTAATTTCAATACAGCTACAGACATAACACACCTCATAAAAGTTAAGAGAAAACAGGATTGTTTTACCAACACAGAAAATGCTTTTAAACCAAGTAAAACAACAAATTAAGAGGTAAAGAGGACTATCTAACACAAGTGAATTAACACAATAATTAGGCTGAGGGCATAAACGGACGAAGTCCGTTTGTGTAAAGAAAAACAAAAGGACTCCAATTAAGGAGTCCAATATTTTAGAAGTTCAAGATGTCTGTTACATCTTCGATAGGTGTAGCATCAGTAAATATAGCAGTTCCAACACCAATTGCAAGAATTGTTGATGCAGAGTATCCAGATAGGATACCTAGTACAACATCTGAAGGATTTCTCACTGTTGCAAACGCTTTACCGTTTTTGTTTTTGCCTTCAACAACATTTAATTTAACTTGTTTTTCAGGATCGTTCAACGCAACTAAAACACGTTGAAATTGTGATGGATTGATGTGATTAGATAGACTAAAGAAGCCTAATTGATCACCAGCTTCAGAGTTAATGAAAGCTTGTTTTGCAACTGAATTGTTAGCTGTTGCAGGAGCTTGTTCTTGATATGCCATGATATTCACCGTTTAGTTAGAATTGTAGGATTATTCCTACCACATAAAATGCTTTTAAATCTTTCAAAACCAACAGTTAAGTTAATAACTGCTGGTTCATAATTAGATTAAACCACACTGCTTAAGAGCATAAGTGTAAGCATTTGCATTTGCTTGTTGTAGAGCTTTCTGTTCAGCTTCATAAGCTTCACGAATCTCTTTTTGTTGAAGGAAGAAGAGTCTACGCTCTTCTTCACGTTCAGTTAATTCACGTTTATACATTGACATGGGTCAACTCCTAATGTGGCTTAAGACGAATCCTCATGCGTGTGAGAGGTATTTCCAAATAAGACCAATGATTAAAATTGAAAACAGTAACCAACCTTCTTTAGGAAACTTAGGTTTGTTACATTGGATAATGAGGTTTTCATTAAATTTATACATAAATACTCCTATTTAACGCTACAGAGAACTCCGTCTTAACGACTACGTTCTCTTTCGCTAATTAATACATTGAAGCTTCAAGTTCTTTTGCTTGAGCTATGAGGTGATTGACACAAGTGGAATAAAGGGACTATCTTTGAGTGAAACATTTACTACTACTACCGAAGTAGTAGTAGTAAATGTTTAACCAGTCATCAATGCTTTAAAGGTATCAGAATTACTATTAGCATACTTAGCTAATAGAGCTTTTCTAATACCGTGATTATTATCCCATTTCATTTCTTTATGAGAAGTGAGAGATATAATCATTCCTTTACCTGTTACAAGATAACCATCTATTTCCTTTGCAGGACGTAGATTAGTTACTTCAATAGAAGTTCTATTGACTTGTACTTTGTTGTCTTTGTTCATTATAAGCAATTTCTCATAACGAATATCAACAACAAGATATATATTTTGTTTATAGGTAACATATTGACCTAATTTAATTTGTGACATTATAGTTCTCCAAAGTATTATACGAAGTGTATAATTTCTATTACATAAAATGCTTTTAAATACTTGTATAGAAGTATTGAGTAGTAGTAGAGTGGACGATAGTCCACATTGTTAGTGTTATGTTATAACATTACTCTAGTGTTTAGTAATTGTTTAGGAATAGTATCGAATCGATATTAATACTAATTTATTCCAATTTAAATTATATATAGACATATCCTATATCTTACCTACTACATGTAGTATTAAGTAAAAATAAATATTACTACCTATTGATTTTATCTATCAAAATATGATATGGTTCACATTAACCAATGTTCCCATACCACTCCATTATATGTGACTAAGACTTTCCACTGTGTCTCAAGTTCACCTTGGTTCAACTATCCTCAACACATAAAATACATACCATGTACCTTATGAACTGTCTCAGACAGTTAAACACAAGGTTCACTTTTCGACATTAAGTTAGATACCACCAAGATGATTATGATTCTTGGTTTAAATGAATAGATATGAGCTATAAATGATTAGACTATCTATTCTTAGTGTCTATAACTAGACTATCTTACTGGTGTTGATGTTGGTGTAGCTTTAACTAAAGAACATAAGCTACTCCGAAGAGTAGCTATTTGTTATATTGTTTGACACCATTCATCAAAGTCAGCATCCTGCTGATTGACGAACTGTTGTTGATTTTCCTCTAAACATTCATCACACCAGAGATCCTCAGGATCTTGGATGAGACAGACGTTTCTAGTTTGTGAGAAACCAAGAACAGACTTTACACAATCACAGTTATAACATTTCATCTGAGTTCTCCTCATTCCAAGTATTAAGAAACTCATTATCTAATTCTAATGAGTTTGGTTCTTCATCATAGTTGATGACTTCGATTGTTCCATCGGTATTTACTTTGTAAGTCATGATAATCACCTTTTGCAAAAGATAGACATTATTGTCTATTACATTAAATGCTTTAAAGTAAAAAACTAAAGACTCATACCGAAGTATGAGTCAATAAGCTTAGTCGATAGACTCGAAGTCAGTCTGCATAGCTTTATATGCAGCAATGATTGAAGCTTTATCACCAGATACAACAGCAGTTTTAGCATCAGCTTTAACGATTTCACGATAAGATTGTTTCAACTCTAACAGAGCTAACTGATCTTGTCGTATGTCATCTGCATAGTCTGCACCGTAAGCACATAGTGCATCAATAGCACTAAAGCCATTGACAGTTGCTGATGATGCTTTACTGATAACCAATCCTGCTGCTGTAGTTACTTGAGGTAATAATGCAATAGATTGAGACACAGCAACCAATACTTCTTTAGTAAACGCACTCATTGTAATACTCCTAATAGGATTAACACCATGTTCATGACACATGGTGAGACACATGAATTGTATCTACTACATAGAATGCTCTACAATGACCTACATTGAACGATAATTGTATAAGCTACATGATTGTACTAAGGTGGGGTACACTTGTCATATAGGGCAATGTATAGCTTTGTAGGGGGGGATATTCGAGTCTGTGACTGAACTGAGATAGTGTAATGAATTCATAGGTAAATTATGTTTTTTCTCAAAAGTTTGAATTCATACACAATATATAAAATTTTCAAAAAGTTTGAAAATGCTGGACTATCTCTTCCTATAAGATTTATACTAACACATACCTAAAGGATATAAATTATGATTAATCAAGCAAGTAAAAATTTAATAGCTCAATATGAAGGTCTAAGACTTAGCCCTTATCTATGTCCAGCAGGCATACCTACTATTGGTATTGGTTCAACAGAGTATGCTGACGGTACTAAAGTAAAACTTAGTGATAAACCTATTACAGATATTGAAGCTTGGAAATTATTTTATGATACTCTTAAACAGTATGAATTTACTGTTACTAAAGCTGTTCATATACCTTTAACAGAGAATCAGTATGGTGCATTAGTAAGTTTTACTTATAATGTTGGTATTGGTTCTTTTAAGTCTTCTACATTATTAAGAAAAATAAATGATGGTGACCATAATATAAGTGTAGAGTTCCTTAAATGGAATAAAGTAAACCATAAAGAAGTTTTAGGTTTAACTAAACGTAGACAAGCAGAATGGGAATTATTTAATGAATACAGATAAAGCTATAATTGTGTGTAATAACTTCTTGAAGTGTAATGAAGTTGTATCTTGGGAAGAGTTAGATGTTCCTTTATTTAATGTAGCTTTACAACATTTAATTACCTTGGCTCAAGATGTTGAGAAAGATGGTAATGGTATAGGTGATAAGTAATGGATCAAGAAAAGAGAAATGCTGTAAGATGGTTTCATTCTCATGAGTGTACAGACAAGAATAAAACACTAAGACTTGATTACACTCCTACAGGACTTGGCTTTGCGTGTAGAGTTATATGTTCATGTGGTAAAGTAAAAGATGTTACGGATTACAGAACATGGTAAATGAAGATTTACTAATAGGATTTATTAGTGGATTACTTATTGGTAATCTTGTTGTTTGGTGGTTAGTGTGGTGTACACACAATAAATATTAATCTTTGTCGCTTTAGAGGATGAAATCCTCATTAGGAAAATATATGTTCGGAATTGATGATGCAATAACAGCAGGAAGTAATTTAGTTACTACCATTGTTAATAAGTTTGCTCCTGATGCTACTACAGTAGAGCATGATAAAATGACTCAAGCATTAACTGAATTACAAAACCAATACGCTTTATTATTGGCTCAGGTTGATGTTAATAAAACTGAAGCTACAAGTACAAATACATTTGTATCTGGGTGGAGACCATTCATAGGATGGATATGTGGTATTAGTTTAGCTTATGTAAGTATTTTAGAACCTTTTATTAGATTTGTAGCTACAGTGATTTTTAAGTATGCTGGTACATTTCCAGTTATTAATACAGAAATTACCTTACAAGTGTTAATAGGAATACTTGGTTTAGGTGCATATAGAAGTTATGATAAAGTAAAAGGTACAAGTATATGAAAACAAGTATAATTATACAATCTAATTTATCAGGTGATATATGAATTTTATAGATGCTTTAGATAAAGGAAGATGTTTACAAGATTCTGTATTCTGGAAGAAAACACAGTCTTTAGTTAATTTAGTTGGGGGTTCTGCTCCATTACTCTGTATTGTAATTCCTGGTTTAAAGGAATATTTAACAGTAGATAATATACTAGCACTTGGTTCGTGTATTGGAGCAATGAATATTTATTTTACTAATGCTACATCAACTCAAGTAGGATTATAAGTGAGTAACCTCTTTTATATTTGTACTTATAGCCAAGATAAAGTAATTCTTTCTGATGGTTCTTTAGTAGATTCTCCTATACAAACAGCATTTACTGGAAATGGGGGGGTATCCAATGGCATTGTATTTAGAACTTTTGAAGATGGTGGTAGTGATGGTACATTTTCATATATAGTATCTAACAACCCAATAATAGAGATACATACCTATGCTGGTAAGTATCCTGTAAATGCTATATGTATTAATGGAGATACTATTTGTACTGTAGGTTACAAAGCATACAATGAAATTCTTATAGATACTTCCGCTATTCTTGATATTAATAGTTTTGATGTGGTAAGAAGTTCATCTTTATCTAATTTAACTACATGGACAAGTGTTTGTTATGGTAATGGTAAGTATGTTGCTGTTGGGATAAGAGACGGTGTTAATTCTATTTTCTTTGGTACAAGTTCTGATGGTATTACTTGGGTAGAGAATACGATTTCAACTACAAATGTCTCTAATCCTCAAATATCTTTTGGTAATAATACTTTTCTTATTGTTGATGGATTAAGATATATATCTTCTGATGGTACATCTTGGAATACTATAAGTGATTCAAATATTTCTTATTCTGGAAGTGTGTTTACTGGAGAATCTTTTCTAACTTATGATGAGACTTTGTATGTATCTTCTGATGGTATTACAGGAGTAAGGAAGGCTTTACCTTTCGTTGTGTCACGGATTTACTCTAGCAATAATATGTTGTTAGTATATGGGGAAACTAACCAAGATGTTTCTCCCCGTATTACACCTATAGCTATATCTACAGATGTAGGGAGTTCTTGGAATATACTCCCAAATATAGAAGATTTTGTAAATGTTATATCTCTATCATCAACTACTAAACCTTTATTTTGGAATAACTATATTAATACGTTTGAATCATGAATAGTTTAACATTAGAACAATTTAGAGATGTCTTACCTAAGCAAGTAAGAGGAGCAATATCAGATGATTTGATTGAAACTGTTAATCTTGCTATTAGTAATTCTGAGTTAAGAGAGAACTTTAGAGATAATTTACTTAGTTATACTTCAGTAATGAAGGATGGTAAATTTAAGATTGAATCTTATATTAATGCAGTAAAGTATGTATCTCTTAAGTTACTTGGTTCAAGTAATGTAGATGCTTACTTAAAGACATTCACAGATAAACATCAGTGGTTTATAGAGCATGGTACTTCTGCTAAAGATATAAGTGCCTATGTTGCTGCATATAATAAAACCAAGTTAGTTAATCTTATCTTTGCACAAACTCTTGTACCTTTTCATGTATTGAATGCTGACTTATATCAAAAAGCATTAAATGTGCAGGTAGCATTAATGACTGATTTAGATGTCAGTCCTAAAGTAAGAAGTGATGCAGCTAATAGTGTTCTTACTCACCTTAAACCTCCAGAGGTTACTAAGATTGAGTTAGATGTTAAAGATGATAGTTCTGTGCTTGCAGGTTTAAGACAAACTATGTTAGAGTTAGTCGCAATACAGCATAAGAATATTGAGTTAGGTATTTCATCTGCAAGAGATGTTGCTCAAAGTAATTTAGTTATTGAAGGAGAGTTTACAAGTGGCAACTGAACTAGATAATTTTAGAAGAGGAGATACCTTTACTATTAGTTTTGATTTCGGTACTGGTGTAGATATTACTGGATATGAAATTTGGTTTAGTATGAGAGATACATTTACTTCAGATTTGAGATTACAGATTAAAACTACTTGTGGTAATAATGTAGCCGATGAACCTTTAAACGGTAAAATGTATCTATTTGTAGATGAAGCATCTTCTATAGCTCTTGATCCAGGTAAGTATAAATGGGATATTCAAAGGGTAATACCTGGAATTAATAAAGATGTTTATACAATTATTCCTACATTAGAATATTACAAAGAACCTTTAATTGTTTATCCTGATGTTACTTGGGTTACTGTGTAATGATTATTACTCAAGTAATTAAGCAACCTGTAGTTATAGGACAACATAAACAAACTATTATTGTTAATAAGGTTCCTACAATTATGCCAGTATATGAAAAGACTTTAGTTATAAATACTGGTGCTGTTAGTCTTAACTCTATTAAACAAATAGCTCTAAGAGATATTGGTGGATTAAGAGTTTTACTTACGGATCAATCTTACGCAGATAATTCAGATATTTTATCTTTTAGTAAAGTATTAGGAATATCTAAAGGTGCTGTAAGTACAGGGTCAACACTAGAGATTGTAACTGCTTCAGAGTTATCAGGATTTACAGGACTTATATCTAATGAATTAATCTACCTTGGTTTAAATGGATTGATTACTCAGACTGTTCCTACACAAGGAATTTTACAAAAATTAGGTATTGCAACATCTTCAACAACAATACAAATTAACATAGACGAACCTCTATTATTAGCTTAAGGAATACATTATGGGTACAGCATCAACAACAAAATATATTAAAAATTCTTCTGGTAGTAAAATAGAAGAATCTGCATTAACTACATCGGCAGGTTCAGGTGATGCCAATAGAATCCCTGCATTAAATGATTTAGGAGTATTAGACACTACCATCATTAATAGTAAAACAACTTCTGCTGGTGCAGGAGATAGTGGTAAAGTTCCTGCTTTAGATGGTAGTGGTAAATTAGATCTATCCTTTATGCCTACGGGTATTGGTGCTGATACGGTAGCTTTGCCTACATCAGAGTCATTAGCAGCAGGTGATTTAGTTAATATCTGGAATAACGCAAGTGCTGCCAATGTTAGAAAAGCAGATGCTACAACAGCAGGAAAAGAAGCTCATGGTTTTGTTTTGGCAGCTTTTATTCATCCAACAACTGCAACCGTGTATTTTGAGAGTAATAATACAAGTAAATCGGGTCTTACACCTGGCAAGCAATTCTTAAGCACTACAGCAGGTGGATGTTCTGCTACAGCACCAAGCGGATCAGGTAACGTAGTTCAGGTAGTCGGCTTTGCCACAAGTGCTACAAGCATGAATTTTCAATCTGAAGATATATTAATTTTAGCATAAGACAATGACCGATAGAAAACCTATTGTAAATGTTAGTGGCTCTAAAGCAGAAATACCTACAGGAGATTATTTAGCAGTATCGGGTATTAATCTTAACAGTACCGCTCAAACAGTATGTAATGGTATATTAAACATTAACGACTTTGGGCAGTTCAACATTCAAAACACAAGCACTGGCACATTAGCACAGTCAGGCTATGCAGCTACGGCTGATAATGGTACAGCAACAAGCGGTTTTGTTTGGATGGGGATTAATAATTCTACATTCAGTAACCCGCAAACTTATAACATCGGCTCGGTAAATGATGTTAGTTTCATGGGCAGTGGACAGGATATGTACATTGCCAATGTTAACCAAACTAAGTCGATTATTTTTAGCACGGGTAATTCAACAACGCCATTTTTTAATGAGCGAATGCGTATCACTAATGCTGGCAATGTTGGTATAGGCACGATAGCACCAAATACTTCCGCTATTTTAGATATGAGTGGGGTGACAACTAAAGGGATGTTACTGCCTAAAGTTAGCCTTGTGTCACTAACTGACGTAACAACAATAGCAACTCCCGCAACGGGGCTGCTAATTTGGAACACAAATGCAAGTTTAGTAGGTGGTGTTGGCTTTTATTACAATGACGGCACGCCCACGGCGGCGATTTGGGCGCAGGTTGGCAGTGACGTTACTGCCTCTTTGCAAAACTGGACAGAATCTAATTACTTATATAGTTCACAGTACGGGGTTAAACTAACACCTATATCGGCACAAACAAATGTTGATGTGGTTATTCAGTCTAAAGGTACGGGTGGATTTAGGCTAACTCAAGCGGATGGAGGTAGTGCGCCAAACACAGGTGGGAATAACCTTGGGGGCTATGCAGTAGACCTTTGTATTCTCCGCTCAGCAGCTACACAAGTAGCGAGTGGAAGTTTCTCAGTAAATATAGGTTCTTACAGTACAGCTTCTGGAGCTTACTCAGTTTGTATATCTCAGTACGGAATAGCCTCAGGCACTAATTCCTTTTGTACGAATTATCAGGGTATAGCTAGTGGAACAGGCTCTGTAAATTTGGCTTATGGAGGCACAGCTTCTGGTAACTACTCTAAAGCAACGGGACTCTATAGCAAAGCGACTATATACGGGATGAACTCTCATGCTAGCGGTCAATTCACTACAGCAGGTGATGCACAACGAGAGGAAATGGTATTAAGAGGCACTACAACAACTAGTACAGTTCTTACAGCAGACCAAGCCAATGCTACAAATCAACTTGTTTTAGCTACTTATCAATCTGTCATCTTTACGGCTCAGGTGATTGCTAAGCAAACAACAAGCACCACTAACGTGGCTGCATGGATAGTTAAAGGCGTGGCTAGTAGAGGTAGCACAGCAGCATCCACCGTTGTTAGCATGACTAGTATAGAGACGTTAATTAATCCTAATGGATGGACAATTTCTGCAACAGCAGACACAACAAATGGAGCAGTATCTTTTACAGTAACCAGTGCATCCTCGGCAGCAATTGCTTGTGTAGCTGATGTTGTAGCGGTTGCTATTATTTACTAGGAATAAAATATGAATATAGACCACATAAAAGGACAGATAACAAATGGTTTTGACGTGGGGCAAATAAAGGCATTTGCAGGGGCAGTTGCTAGTGACTGTCTACTTTGTGACGGTTCAGCAAAGAGCCGTACTACATACGCCAACCTGTTTAATTATCTTGTCACAGCTTTAGGTTTCACTGGTCAAACTTTTACAGTAACAATTGCTACACCCGCAGTCTTCACAATGACAGCGCATGGCTTTACAGGAGGAGAACGTATAAGACTATCAACTACAGGTGCATTACCAACTGGACTAATTAATTTAATTGATTACTACGTTATCTATGTCTCTGTTAACACGTTTCAAGTAAGTACCACTTTTGGCGGCGCAGCAGTAGCAACGAGCGGCACACAATCTGGTACTCACTCATACATGCAGTCGTTGTATGGACTAGGCGATGGCTCAACTACGTTTAATGTTCCTGATTATAGAGGACAGTTTTTGCGTGGATTGGATGCTGGAGCGGGATTTGACGCAGGAAGAACGCTTGGGTCAACTCAAAAAGGAACTCTCATAGCAAGTGATCTGAATTTTAGTGACGGAACGTACTGGTCTCAAAGTACAGCCGTAACATCCACAGCTAATCCGCTGCAAACAATTGGTTTAGATGCTGTGAATACTAACGCATATAGCGGTTCACTAATTCTAAATGCGACACCATATTCCTCGGCAACTATTGCATCAGGCTCAAACGTAGGTACATCAAGACCCATAAACGCAGCAATAAATTATGGGATTAAATACTAATGAGTATCTACCACTATGATAATGAGTGCAAATTAACAAAGCAATCAGAAGCAACATATGATGAGTTAGATAGTTCTATTAATATCCCTGCACATGCTACAACTAAAGAGCCATTAGGAGCAATTTATCCCGATACTGACGTTTTTGATATAACCAATAATTGCTGGACGATTAATAAACATATTGAGCCAATACCCAAATCAAACGAAGATCTACGTTCAAAGATGAGCCTATCTGCATTACAATGCGAACTAAATCTGATTGCTATGGGTTATCAGGAGCAAGTTTTAGCTATTTTAACTGCTATGCCTGTCGATAGTCTTGAGCTGGTTTATTGGCGCAGAGCTATTTCATTCGAGCGATTACATCCTATGGTAGTCAACGTAGCAAGACAACTAGGTTTAAGTGATATTCAACTTGATGAGTTTTTTACAAGGACATCACTATGACAGTTACTTTATCCGATTTCGAAGGCATTTATGAATATTCCAGATGAATATGCTATACCTTCTATAGAAGGAGTATTAACACTTATTAGTGGTATTTCTGCTTGGTTTATAACACACAACAAAAAACGTATAGATCTTTTAGATATTAAACTGGAAGAAGTTCAAGTTAAACTTGAATCACAAAATTTAACAATACATGAACACCATACAAGAAGGCAGTCTGATTACGAGATACTGTCTCAATTACGTTCTCAAATGGAAAAGCTAACAGAGAAACTTCAAGAAGTTCATATTGAATTACAGAACAAACAAACTAGATCATAATGACTACAACTAAGAAAGTAGAAGATTACTTAAATAATGTATCTTATAAAGAAGATTCTTCTTATTTACCGTCTATTTTTGCATTAAACTTTATTAACTTTATTAAGTTGGTTAATGGTTCTCAAGGTGAAGAACATAAAACTCCTGTAATTCATCTTAAGATGCTTGATACTATACAAGGTACAGATCAGGATGTACTTAATATGTTGTTTAGAGGTTCAGCTAAAACAACTGTTATGGCTGAGTATCTAATACTCTATATTGCTACTTATGGTGAAATAGAAAACTTTGGTAAGATTCCTTTAGGCTTATATGTTTCTGACTCTATTGAAAATGGTGTTAAGAACATGAGAAAGAATCTTGAATATCGTTGGGGTAATAGCGAATTCTTACAGACATATGTACCTTACTCAAGATTTACAGAGGTTAGGTGGGAGTTTAAAAATATAGAGGGTTCAGTAACTATATTCAAAGGATATGGGGCAAAAACTGGAGTAAGGGGATCAAAGGAATTAGCTCAAAGACCTTACTTAGCTATTCTTGATGACTTAGTATCCGATGAAGATGCTCGTTCAGTTACGGTCATTACAAGCATTGAGGATACAGTATATAAAGCTATTGACTATGCACTACATCCAACACGAAGAAAAGTTATATGGAATGGTACACCTTTTAATTCAAGAGATCCTTTATACAAAGCTATAGAATCAGGTGCATGGAAGGTAAATGTATTTCCTGTATGTGAACAATTTCCCTGCACAGAAGAAGAATTTAAAGGTGCATGGGAAGATAGATTTACCTATAAGTATGTTAAGGAAAAATATACTAAAGCTTTATTAGCAGGTAAGATTGATGCCTTTAATCAAGAGTTAATGTTAAGAATTATGAGTGATGAAGATAGATTAGTTCCAGATACTAATATTAGATGGTATAAAAGAGAATCTGTATTATCTAATAAAGGTATCTTTAATTTTTATATCTCAACAGACTTAGCTACTAAAGAAAAAGAAGCTAATGACTTTAGTGTAATATCTGTATGGGCATACAATGCTAATGGGGATTGGTTCTGGGTAGATGGTGTATGTAAGAAGCAAACCATGAATATAACAATTAATGATATTTTCAGATTAGCACAAATATATAAACCTCAAGAAGTTGGTATAGAAACTAACGGACAACAATATGCTTTCATATCATGGCTTCAAACAGAGATGATGAACAGAAACATTTGGTTTAATTTTGCATCTAATTCCGCTGAGCCAGGTATTAAATCATCTGGAGCTAAGTTTGATAGGTTTAGATTAGTATCACCTTGGTTTGAGACACATAAAATGTTCTTTCCAGAAGAACTAAAACTAGATCCATGTATGGTCGAATGTATGGATGAATTACGTTTAGTGTCAAAAGGTGGTTTTAAAAGTAAACACGATGATTTCTGTTTTTCTGGTGATACATTGATTAAAGAGAAACTTTTTAATGGATATATTCGTACACGAAGAATAGATCAATTAATTGAAGAGTCTGTTGTTGAAGCTTTTGATGAACAAACAGGTGTATTCTCTTGGGTAGAAATAAAAGATTATATGTGTACAGGAAGTAATGCTACATTAACTATAACTGATAGTGTTAATAATTCAATTCATCTAACATACAATCATCCTGTCCTAACTAAACGTGGTTGGGTAAATGCAGGTGATTTAACTTTAGAGGATTTGTTAGTATGCAAACATAGTGCAGAACAGAAAATTGAATACAGACCAATTAAAAGTATCACACATAAAAGTGATAGTGAACGAGTGTACAATTTTTCTACACCACTACATACTTACTGTGTAAACGGAGATATTGTTGTACATAACTGTGATTCTATAAGTCAATTAGCATTAATGTCTCCTTGGAAACCTTCTAGTGAAGTACCTATAAAACAAAACCAAGATAATCATATATGGGAACTTGACATACCTGATGAAACCAACTACATTAGCTCATATATTGTTTAAGGAATAAATATGACACTTGCAGAATTTATTACATTAACTAAAGAAGGATCTTTAGCACAAACAAAAGTTACACAAGATTCTATTATTTCTTTTACTAACTTAGCTATTCAAGTTATCTCAGATGAATTTGATTTACTAAGTAAAATAGAAGTAGTTACTCTTTCAGCTTATGTTACTGAATATGATTTACCTAATGATTTTGAATCTATGTATTTTATTAATACTCCTGGTGTGTATTGGAGAGATTTACAAGGAAACATTTTTCCTAGAATTGATTCCTTTGAAGTTGGTGTGAATGTACAAGGAAGTTACAACAGTATCTTTATATCAGATAATTTAGTATTTACTGCTCCTTACCCTATTACAGGTCAACCACTAACACTTGATTACAAAGCAACTCCATCTAAGATAAGTAACTTATCAAGTAAGTTACCTTTAGCAAGTCAGTATAATTCTGTGCTTATGTTGTATGTAACCTATTTAGGTTTTCAACAAGCATTAGGTGCAAGTCATGCAGATACTATGACTGCATTTAAAGCATATAGTGTTGGAGTTGATTCACTTAGGGAATCAGGAACATTTGTTAATGCGTTCGGCTTTAACAATAAATTTAATGAAAGAGGTTTTGTATAATGCCAACTCCAGAAGATTATGCTTTACAGGCAGAGACATCAGCTAGTAATGCTTTGGTTAGTGCTAACCTTGCTAATGATAAAGCAGTATTATCCGATCAAAATGAAGTAGCATCTTTACAGTATTCACTAGATTCATATACCTATATGTTGAATAGCTTAGGTTCTTCAACTGATGCTTCACAAATACAAATACTAACAAATCAAATACTTAACGATATTACTTCAAAAGTAAATTCTTTAAATAGTTTAGAACAATCTATAACTACATTAACGAATCAAATATCTTCATTAAGCACAAATGTTACTAACAATGCTAATGCAGTATCTATCGCACAAAACGCTGTAAACAATGCCTTAGCTACAATAACTAACTTAGTAAATCAACAATCATCTATATATCTTGGTTCACAAACAACACCTCCTGTAACAACTGTTGTTGGTTCACAGTATTGGAATAGTATAGATAATCTTCTATACACATGGAATGGTACATCTTGGGTTATTCCTACAGTATCCTTAGATAAGAATATTGATGCTGGTACTGCAACATCTCCTGTAGGTAAAATTCAATTAAGAAGAGGTGCTTCTACCTCATGGACATTAGCTAACATTACACCTGCTTTAGGTGAGTTGTGTATTGAAACAGATACAGGATATATTAAGGTAGGTAACGGAATTACTGCTTGGGTAGACTTACCTTATATACAGATACCTAAAGAGAGTGTTGTTGGTTTTAATAATGTAACTAATACTTCTGATGCTGATAAACCAGTATCTACTTTGCAAGCAGACGCTATTACTCTTACTTTAAATACTGCAAAAGCTTACATAGATAGCTCACTAATAGGTGTTATTAGAGATGTTGGTAACTACTCTCCTGGAATTACAAATGCTTACCCTGTAGGTACTATAATTCAAGGTAATACATATACTTGTATTGATTCAGGTACTATAAATGGTTTACCTATTGAAGCAGGATATTCTTTAAGAGCTTTAGTAGATAATCCCTCTCAATCAGATACTGATTGGTGTATAACAGCAACACCTGAAGTACAGAGTAAACCATACATTCTAGTATATTACATACCTGGATTGGTTTTGAATGATTACAGATACCCAGCACACATATTTACTACATCAGTTACATTTAAGGCAGATAATTTAAGTAAAGCTATAAGTCAACAGAGAGCTATTAACGATTTTACTTTTACTATTTCTCGGGGAGGTATTGATGTAGGTACTCTTATATTTGCTGCTGGTAGTAATATAGGTACAGTTTCATTTACAGCAGATACTACCTTTGTTGCTGGTAATACATTAGAACTTAAATCACAAATAACACCAGATGCTTTATTAGGGGATATATCAATATCTCTTTATGGTACATACAATTTATAATAGGACAAACTCATGGCACAATATTCAGAATCAGTACGAACTTCTATAGCAAACTCTTTAGCAACATTGTTAAATGGTTTTGCTGTTTCCTTCTTTAATGGTACTGTACCTACATTACCTTCAGATGCTGTATCAGGTACTCTATTAGCCACCTTTACAGTTAATGGTGATGGTGTAACAGGAGGTACTTGGGGTACTGCTGTAACAGGTGTAGTAACAAATAACTTATTAGAATCTATGAGTGCTACTTGTCTTGTAGGTGGTTCACCTACATTCTATAGAGTTCATAACATTGCTGAATCACCTTTAAGTCAAAGCAACTCATTTAATAGAGAACAAGGTACTGTAGGTTTAGCAAACACAGATTGTTTACTTAATCCTTCATTCTTTCCTATGACACAAGGTACTTCTTATCCGTTAGGCTCAGTTATTATGTCTATTCCTGTTGGAATCTAAAGTGAATTTATTATCCAAAGAATTTATATATTCTTGGGTTCAACCTCCTGATGTACTTCAAGTTACACCAGGGTATTCTTTTGTTACTTTAAGGTATCCAACATCACAGAACCAAGCCAATAACTATAATGGTATAGAAAAGGTTACCATTAATCCTGTCACTATTACGCAACCTACTACAGGGGAAGTAATACTTATACCAGGTAGCGATGGTACACAACTACTATCTTATGGAGGTTCATCTCCTATAGGAAATAACATTCCACCAATAAGAGTTGTTGTAAACGTACCGCCTTCATATTCTTGGATAATACCAACACCTTACTATTCTAAAATAAATAATATAAACTGGAATGGTTCAGCTATATCTAAACAAGCATTTATTAATTATGGTGAAGTAGCATTCTCTATAAGAAAAGCTTCTGTAGGTATTTTAGTGGGAGCTATGTCTACTAATGATGCTGCACAACAAACCAATGATGTATTTAATGGTTATGGTTTCTATATTGAGAATGGTAGCTATGTTATTGTTAATAAAAATAACCTTATAACGACACCTAAACTATATAATAATTTAGATATGTTTAAAATTGTTATTAGTATGTCTGGTGTATCTTGGATAGTTAATAATGATGTTGTTTACACTATTCCTGAGATACCTGAAAAGACTTCATATAATTTAAAAGCTATTTTATATACAAGTTATGATAATGTTGTTGATGCTAGTATTAAAGAAGTATCTTATGTAAATGTAACTAGCACACTAAACTTATCTGGAAATATCTTAAGTGAAAACTACTCAGGAATCTTCTCAGAGCTTAATCTTTTGGGTACTATTCATCCTAGCTATGGTATTAATTCTACACTTAATCTATCTGGAAATTTATATAGTGAAGGATATTCTGGTATAAACTCTTCTTTATTGTTACTTGGTTCTATTGAAGTACAGAATAATATTGTTTCTTCTCTACAATTAGAGGGAAGAATCTATCACAAAGACTTCTCACAGATTTATAGTATACTAAATATTACTGGTTCTATTACAGCTAGAGGATTAAGACCTGTAATACCTGTATATATTAGCAGTCAGTTAGAATTACTTGGTAGTATTAGAGATAGATACATTGAAGACCCTACAATGTTTGTAATTACATGAGACATATAAATGATTGATTTTGATAACGATGATGATGTTGAGGTTCAAGAAGAATCTAAATTAGCTAAGTGGAAGAATCCACCTAAGTTAGATGATTTAAAGACAGATTTGACTACAGCACAATCAGATCATGATATACACAAAGTAAAAGTAAATGTTTGGTTAGATAATTTAAACATTACTGGTACGGCTAAGATAGACAACGGTAAAGCAAGAAGTAATATTGTACCTAAACTTATTCGTAAGCAAGCAGAATGGAGATATGCTGCTTTAACAGAACCATTTTTAAGTACAGATGATTTGTTCAACACAGATCCTATTACCTTTGAAGATAAGAAAGCTGCTGTACAGAATGGATTAGTCTTAAATAACCAGTTCAATACAAAGATTGATAAAATAAAGTTCATTGACGAATACATTAGAACTGCTGTAGACGAAGGTACTGTAGTTGTTCGTACAGGATGGGATTATGAAGAAGAAATAGTTGAAGAGGAAGTACAAGACTTTGACTATAAACCTTCCCAAGATCCTAATTACTTACAACAATTACAAACCTTGGCTCAAGGTAAACAAGATGACCCAATAAACTTTAAAGAAACAGTTCCTCAAGAGCTTCAACAAGCTTTAGAGATGAGTATGCAGTCTGGTATACCTATATTCCCACAGAATGTAGGTTCACATACTGAATCTAAAGTTAAAGTAACTAAGAACTGTCCTACAGTTGAAGTATGTAATTATAATGATGTTATTATTGATCCTTCATGTAGAGGTAATACAGATAAAGCTCAATTCATTATTTTTAGATTTGAAACATCAAAATCTGAATTAGAGAAAGATGGAATCTATTCTAATTTAGACTTGATAGAAACAGATACTACAACCAATCTAAGTCAAGATAACTACTATAGAGAACAGTATTCTTTTAGCTTTAGAGATAAACCAAGACAGAAAGTAGTAGCTTACGAGTATTGGGGATATTGGGATATTGATGGTTCTGGTGTAGTTAAACCAATTGTAGTTACTTGGGTTGGTAATCAAATCATTAGACAAGAAGCGAATCCTTTTCCTGATAAGAAATTACCCTTTGTAATAGTACAATACTTACCTATTCGTAAAGCTGTATATGGTGAACCTGATGGTGAACTATTAGAAGATAATCAAAAGATTATTGGTGCAGTAACAAGAGGTATGATTGACATCATGGGTAGAAGTGCAAATGCTCAACAAGGTATTAGTAAAGATGCTTTAGACGTTGTTAATAAGAGGAAGTTTGAACAGGGTAAGGATTATGAATTTAATCCTGGAAGACATCCTAGTGAAGCATTTTACATGGCTGTATATCCAGAGATTCCAAAATCTGCACAATACATGATTAACATGCAGAATATGGAAGCAGAATCTATTACAGGAGTTAAATCATTCTCACAAGGTATTGGTGGTCAATCATTAGGTAATGTTGCTATAGGTGTTCGTGGTGCACTAGATGCAGCATCTAAAAGAGAATTAGGTATATTAAGAAGATTGGCTCAAGGTATTATTCAGATAGGTAGAAAATTTATTTCTATGAATTCTGAATTCTTATCTGAAGAAGAAGTAATTAGAATTACTAATGAAGAATTTGTTACTGTAAGAAGAGATGACTTAGCAGGTAATATTGATATTAGTTTAACTATATCTACTGCTGAAGCTGATGAACAAAAAGCTCAGGATCTTAGTTTTATGCTGCAAACAATGGGTAATACAATGCCTCAAGACTTCAGTCAAATAATTCTTATAGAGATTGCTAAACTAAGAAAGATGCCTGATTTAGCTAAGAAAATTGAGAAGTATCAACCTACTCCTCCACCACCAGATCCTTTACAAGAGGCTCAATTACAGCTTCTACAGTCTCAAATTCAAGAGATACAAGCTAAGATAGCTGAATATCAAGCACAAACTCAATTAGAGTATGCTAAGATAGCTACAGAGCAATCTAAAGCTAAACAGTTAAGTAGTCTTGCTGATAAGACAGATTTAGACTTTGTTAATGATGAAAGTGGTGTAGCACATCAAAGAGCTATGGAAACAGCACAAGCTCAAGCTCAAGGTAATATAGCTTTAGAACAAATTAAACACGAACAAGCTGTGGATAAGAGTTTAATAGATCATAATTTAAATACAGATTTAGAGAATACAAAACATCAAAACAATTTACAGAATATAGTATTAGACCATGCTTCAAGTATGGATCAGATTAAAGCTAAACCTAAATTAGGAGTTAAATAATGAATCCTAAGCAATACTTAACAGATTATTATTCTAATTCTCCTAATGATTCTATCATGACACAGTTAAGTAACTTTGGTTCAGAAGCTGGTGGAGGTAAAGCTGCTATTGATGGATTATTGCAAGGATTAACAACTCCTGTTAAATTAGTAGCAGAAGGATTTACTAAAGGTAATAATTACTTAACTGGTAAGATACTAGATAGAGATTTATCTCAAGATACTAATAAAAGGTTAAACGATATAAATAACTTCTTTACTAATGATTCATTACAAGAGTCATCACAACAAAATCCTACAATAAATAAACTAGGAAATGTGTATGGTGGTACAGCTTTAGGATCAGGAAGTAACTTAGTAAAGTCTGGATTACAAACAAGTATTCCTAATGAAATAGGTAATGCTTTAGCAAATTACTCCATACAAAACCAACCTAAGAATACGTCTCTTGTATCACAGAGTATTAATGCTTTAGGAGATTTAGCCAAACAACCTGTTAAACTTGGAATGCAAGCAGTAAATTCTTTAGACAGTATGTTTGATAATGAGTATGTTAAACAAGCTAAAATGAACAAACAACAAGATTAACTAAATAAAGTTGATAACTTTTTTACTTACAAAGGATAATATAATGGAAGAAACTAAACAAAGTATTGCTATGAAGCAAAAACTAAATGCTGGTAATACAAATACAATTGAAAACAATATTACTGCTCATGCTGGTGGTACTCAAGATGCTGCATTAGCTTTAAATGCAACAAAGACTATTCATGTTGTATCTACGGTTGATACTGCTGCTGATTCAATTAAACTGCCATTAGCAGTTGGTTCAGGCGTACAACACTTAGTACACAATTCTAGTGCTACATCCTTACAGTTGTTTGGTGATGGTACAGATACCATCAATGATGTTGCTGTAAGTACAGGTGTAGCTATTGCTGCTGGTAAATCACGTTTGCTTACAGATGTTGCTGTAGGTAAATGGATCAGTTTATTAGGAGCGTAATATGGATATTGGAACATATTTGCAACTACCTAAAGAAGATCAAGAAAGAGCATTAAATAATATGCGTACAGGATCTTCTGAACCAATACAACAAACTAAAAGACCTGATTTACATACAATGGTAAACGAAATGTATGATCATCACTTAGAAAGACTTAAACAAGACTCACCTATAGTATCTAGTATAGGCGATTCAGATACTACGGCTAAAATATTAGCAAGAACTAAAACACCAAGATAATTTATTAATCTCATACTGAGGACACAAGAAATGACACAAGAGAAACAAGTTAAAGAACAATTAAAGACTGCTAAAATAGAAGCTGGTTTAAGAGATTCATTAGTCAAACTTTTAAATAATAAAGATTTTAAAAATCTATTTCAAGATGAATACTTTGAGAAAGAGCCAGTAAGAATTACTATACTTAGAGCTAATGTTCAATTACAAGATCCTAAGATTCAAGCTCAGATGCTTAACGACTTTATGGCTATTGGTGCATTGGATCAATTCTTTAAAACTATTATGCAACGAGGACAGTTAGCAGATAAGACAATTCAAATGTGTCAGGAATACTTGGATAATCCTGAAGAGTATAAAAATGAAGAAGAGGTAGAAATCTAATGAGTGAAGAACAAGATGTTCAAGTTGAAGATGTTCCACAGGGACAAGACTTCCTAGATATGTCTGATGAAGAGTTTGCTAATGCAAGTTTAGAAAACACTCAAGAAGATACACAGGAAGACCCCTCAGAGGCTCAGGAAGATAATTATACAACTGAGGTTGATGAATCTATAAAGATTGACTATAAGGCTGAATATGAGCGTATTACAGCTCCATTTAAAGCCAATGGTAAAGAAATACAAGTTACGTCTATTGATGATGCTATCCAGCTTATGCAAATGGGAGCAGATTATCAACGTAAGACCACAGAAATTAAACCTCTTCGTAAAATTGGAGAGATGTTAAAACAAAATGATTTGTTAGATGCTGAACAACTTAGTTACTTGATTGACCTCAAGAATAAGAACCCGAAGGCAATTCAAAAATTATTAAAAGAAAGTGGAATTGATCCGTTAGATATAGATACTTCTGTAGAAGTAAACTATAAACCAAGTAATTACCAAGTAGATGATAAAACAATTGAGTTAAATGATGTACTGGATTCTATCCAACACACTCCTCAATTTGATACTACAGTAAAGATTCTTGGTTCAGAATGGGATCATCAATCCAAAGAATACTTAAGTGCTAATCCTCAAACAATATCTATATTGAATGAGCATATTGGTAATGGAATTTATAACACCATTGCTAAAGAAGTTGCTAATCAAAGAATGTTAGGAAGACTTAATGGTGTATCTGAATTAGATGCTTATAGGACTGTAGGAGATTATATTCAAGCCAATGGTGGTTTTAATACTACTAAGCATGAAGTAATACCACAACAATCTATACAACAAACTAAACCTGTACAAGATAATAAACAAAAGAAACAAGCAGCAGGTATTACTAAAGCTGCTACAAACAAAAAAACTACTGATTTAGCTTCTCTTGACATCATGGCTATGTCCGATGAAGAATTTGCTAAGTTAGATAAATCATTATTTAGATAAGGAATAACACAATGGCTAATCCACAAATATACGGTACGGGCAGTAATTCTTCTGTTGGTTCACAAATTCGTACCGATTACTACAATAAAACGGTACTCCAAGAAGCTGCTAAAGTTCAAGTATTCTCTAAGTTAGCATCTACCGTAGAAATGCCTAAGAACTTAGGTAAGCAAATTAAACAATATCACATCATGCCTATGCTTGCTGATATTAACATTAACGATCAAGGTATTGATGCTAATGGTTTAACTACTAGCTTTGAATCTACTATCGAGATTAGAGACCCTGCATTGAAAAATACAGGTAACGAGTGGGTAAGTTATTGGGCAGTAGGTAATGACGACTCTGTTGATGCTACAGCTATTGCCAATGCTAAAGCTAAAGCAGTGGACATCTTTAAAAAATTAGGTGTATTTAATACTGACTATGCTACTACTAAAGCTGCATTACTTGCTTTAACACCTCCTTGGACTATTACAGAGAATGCTTCTGTTAATGGTGCTGGTAACTTATACGGTAGTTCTAAAGACGTAGGTTATATGTCTGGTAAATTACCTGTATTAAGTGAAACAGGTGGTTATGTAAACAGAGTTGGTTTTAGACGTATTGAGTTAGAAGGTACTTTTGCTAAGTATGGTTTCTATCGTCAATGGACTCAAGAATCTTTAGATTTTGATACTGATGCTGACTTAGATATGCACTTACATCGTGAGATGATTTTTGGTGCAAATGAGTTACAAGAAGACATGATTCAAATGGACTTATTAAATTCTGCGGGTGTTGTAACCTTTGGTGGTAGTGCTACATCTAAAGCTACTGTCTCTGGTGAAACTGGTAATGTATCATTAGTTACTTATGATGACTTTGTTCGTCTTGCTGTTACTTTAGATAACAATCGTACTCCTAGAGATACTACTGTTATTGAAGGTTCTCGTATGGTTGATACTCGTACGATCAATGCTGCTAGATTCCTTTATGTATCTCCTGCATTAGTACCTACATTGAAACGTATGGTTGATAACTTTGGTAACAAAGCATTAATTGAAGTACGTCAATATGGTGCAGCTACAACACCTGAGAAAGATGAACTTGGTTCAATTGATTGCTTCAGAATCATAGTAGTAATGGAAATGCAAAACTTCTCTGGTACTGGTGCTACTGTTACTAATAACGCTGGATATAGACAAACTGGTGGTAAATATGATGTATATCCAATGTTAGTTGTTGGTGATAAATCATTTACTACTATCAGCTTTAAATCTGGTGGTGCTGGTAAAGGCAGTAAATTTAATATCTATACTGCTAAACCTGGTTCACCTGAGAGTTATGCTCGTGACCCTTATGGTACTACTGGCTTCACAAGTATTCAGTGGTATTATGGTTTTATGGTATTGAGACCAGAACGTATAGCTGTTTTATACACGGTTGCAGAGTATTGATCAATTAGGATTGTTAAAGTATTACAGATAGAAGACTCAACAGAGAAAGTGCCTAAAAGCGAAGATTTGGTGCTTTCCTGTTGATGTTTATGATAGCCAGGATACTCGTACCCATTGCCGTAGGAATGACCTACATAATTACTAAGAGAATTAAACCATGACAAATGAAACACAATTAACAGCAGAACAAGAAGAATTACAACTGCTTAAAGATAGGGCAGATAGAATGGGTATTACATACCATCCTTCTATTGGCTTAGATAAGTTAAGATCTAAAGTTAAAAGTGCATTAGACCTAGATGAAGAACCAGCTAAAGCTAAAGATTCAGATATGTCTCAATATGTAGAAACTTTAGGACAAAAGAAAGCAAGACTTAAAAAGGAATCTGAAAGATTAATTCGAGTAAGAGTAGCTTGTATGAATCCTACTAAAGCAGCTATGGAAGGTGATATATTTACAGCAGGTAATGCGTATATAGGTATGATATCTAAGTATGTACCTTTCAATGCTGATGCTTGGCATGTACCTAAAATCTTAATAGATATGATGGAAGAAAAGAGATATGTTCATCATTACAAAATTAAAGATGCTCAAGGACAAGACATCAATAAAACCAAATCAATGAAGGAATACTCTATTCAGTATCTTTCTAATTTAACAGAACAAGAGTTAAAGGACTTGGCTCATGAACAATCAATTACTAATCGTTTAAACGAAGAGGCATAAGTAAATGACTATTTTAGCAGTAGAAGTAACTGATTTATTTGATCCAATAATGGCTTCTATTAAGACGAAGCTAGATGTACTATCAACTGAAAATCATCTTAAAGGTGCTGCTTATGATGAGGTATATTCACAAGCATTATCAGCTACTCTTCAACAAGTAGTTCAGTTAATTATTGGTACAGATCAAAGAGAATTAACTGCTGCTAAAGTATTAACAGAAGAACAAACTAGATTAAACTTAGTTGCAGAGAATTCAGGTATTCTAGCTAACACTGCTAAAACAAATGCTGAAAGAGTTAATACTGAAGCTGAAACATTACTTGTGCCTAAACAAGGTGCATTGTTAGATCAACAACTATTAAATGCTGTAGCAGAAAAACTTGGTATTCAAGCCAAGACAGCTACATTAAATGCTGAGTTGTTGAATATTCCAAAACAAGGTGCTTTATTAGATCAACAAGTATTAGTTGAAGCTAAACAAGTAGAAAAGTTAGATGCTGACATTGCGAACATATATAAACAATGGGAACTTATTGGTCAAGAGATTCTTAAAGCTCAAGCAGAAGTTAATACCCTCAATGCTGAACTACTTAATATCCCTAAGCAAGGTGCATTACTAGATTCACAAGTAATCGGTTCTAATTTTGAAAATGAATTAAAACACCAACAAAGTTTAAATCTTGCTGCTGAAGGTGACTTAATTCCATTACAAGGTAATTTGTTAAGTGCTCAATGTGCACAATTAGATGGTGAAATTTGGAAGATTCCTAAAGAAGGAGCATTGATTGATGCCCAAATTGTTGAGCTTATTAATAGAGGTAAGAACCTAGACCTTGAAGCTATAGTATTAGACCAACAAGGAAAGAACTTAGTGTTAGAAGGAGTCAAGCTTAAGTTAGATGCTGATATGCTTACAGAAGAAATTATTCTTAAGAAAGCTGAAGTTACAAATGAAAATGCTAAAAGAATTGAAATTCTAACCTCTGCTGAAGTAAATAGATCCAATGCTGTTCAAAATACATGGCAAACCAATAGTATTAGAATGGCTCCTCTGTTAGAAGAACTACATACTATGGGAGGTATATACAATACCTATGTAGCACATACAGCAGGAGCAGATCCAGCATTTGATAAGTATGCTTTACAACAGAAATACAACGATATAGCTCAATTTATGAATAATCCTATGACTACTAAACTGTTTGTATAAATGTCTTCTCCATCAGAGAATAATGATAAATCTCTCGTAATAGGGATTAATCTTGTACCTAATCCAAGGAACTATCTTAAGGATGCTTTACTAAGATGTTCCTCTGGATATGACACTACTAAAGCAATTCTCTTTGCTACAAGCACGAGGTTTGTAGATAACTTCACTAAAATATACTCTCTCATTCGTAACAAAAATAAGGAAACTGAAAACCAATTTCCTTATGGTATGTGTTATGGGTATCTTAGTGATACCTTTATTGATTATGCTCAGTTAGAACAAAATTGTATAGCTTACATTAAACAAGAGAAAGAGAATGTATTAAAATTCTATACAGATTTAGATATATTTTTAGGTAAAGCTTATCAAGATAGAAAAGCTGAAGACTTACAAAATGAACTGAATACTATCAATAAGATGCCAGAGGATGTTCCTCCTATAACAACTAAAGCAGATGCTTTAACTAAATTTAACACAAAGGTAAGTGATGAAAACAAAGCTTACGTTATAGAAGATATTGAAAAATTAGAAGAACAATTTTATTTAGAAATAGATATTAAAACTATTTCTACAGAAATTTCAGCCATTAGCAACAACCCTACATTACCGCATAATCTTGATTTACAAAACCAATTACAAGAAAAAGAAAATACACTTAATGATTATCAAGATACGTTAGACACCTTAAATCAAAGTAACACAGAAGATTCTATATTAAAACTTCTATACTTAAAACAACTAGAAGAGGTTGTTACGAATGAAAATGAACACAAAACAACTCTTACACAGTTAATTACAGAGAGAAATAAGAAGTATTCCATTCTGAAGGAAGACGAATATCTATCTGAAAAAGAATATGTTGTTAACTTGAAAGTAGTAACAGATGCTTGTCTACAGTTTGAAAATAAATTAAAAGAACTAGAATCTAAGTATCAAGATATGTTCTCATTACTTAAACAGTATAGGATAGCTAACGTAGCTGTATTAGATTTAAAGAAGATTGATTCTGAAGGTAAGCCAGTAACAGTAAATGATAAAGAGCAAGGAACTATTCCTGAGAATTTAGAATTTATTACAAATCAAAAAGATTTTAATAAAAATACTTGGTTAGAAATAGCTCTAATAGATTATTCAGAAACTGATGACTTTTTTGGGTATAACTATAAATCTAGAAAGTTTGGTAACTCTCTGTATTGGGCTAACCTTATGCCTCAACACTTTTGTAAGAGGGATGTTACTTTAGCAGGGATGAGCTACAATCAAAAAGATGTAGACTTGGTAAAAATATTCTTTGCTAAAAGAAAGGATTACACGGAAGATAATCCAGAGGTATTTACTGAAGAAGTTTACAAACCAATAGATCCAAAGTATTTAGTTATAGTATATATTGAGAAAAATACTATACCTACCCAATATGGTGTCATCTATTTAACTGAAGATGATTGTCCTTATTTACAAGGACTTATAGATGAAAAGGATAAACCATTACTAAGTAATCCAGATGATTCTGAAAGTTATTTAGAATTCTACCCTACTATACCTATCAAACAAAATATGAAGGATTTAGCTGAAGTAGAGCCAAAAGCTCTGTCTTCGGTATTAGCTAAGTCTTCTGATGAAATACTGAGAAATGTATTTATAAATATGTTTGGTTTAACAGAAGTATTTAGTACAAAAAGAGAATTAACATTTTATATAGAAGATTTTCAAATACTAAAATCTGTGAAGGCAAGGTATGATACATACAAATCACCTGTGATGAATTCTTTTAAACAGAACGATTCAACACCTGAACTATTTTCATACTATGATGCTTTAACAAACAAAAATATATTAAATACTACCTACACATATACGTTAGATAAAATAATAAAGGATGTATATCTGTTCTTTGGTTTAGCTGTAGATGATTCTAGTGAAGAAGTAAGTAAATATTTCTTTGAGTTATTTAACTACTTAGAACCTCTATGTAATGTAGATAAGCAAAAGTTCTTAGATTACCAAGACCATCAAACCAATAATAATTATAAGTACCTAGACGCTTATAACTTAGAGAATATTGTTAGTATTAGAAATACTCAACATGAAACTAATCTAAGATTTAACTACATTGAAAAAGAAGAATTATCAGGAGAAATTCCTTATGATTCTAATATTGTACACAATCCTGATACATCAATGTATAATCTTTCATATCCTGTATATGATACACCTTCACAAACACTACACGGTATAAACTCTGATTATTATATAATAAACGGAGAAATCGACTACACTAATGCTATCTTAGAGGTGTATCAACAAACTACTTTAAACACATACACTAAAATATCTATTCATGGTTTAAAGATTGAGTATAACAAAAATTATTTACTACCTTTTTTACAGAGTAGTAATGTTCAAATTGATGAAGGTACTTATGAAACTAAGGATGATACAAAAGAATATAGAACAGATTCTGATTCATTAGCATACTCTTTGAATCAAGGTGCATTTGTTAAAGATACATCTGTAGCTGAAGTATCCTTTAATGATACACTTATTGAACCAAAAGAACTTGTTGATTTAAAGCAATTCATAATACCTCTATGGCATCATGATTTAACAGATATGAAGTATTATGAGAAAGATACTAAATACACAGTAAATGATATAAACAACTTGGTTCAAAGATCTTTAAATTTACTTGTATCAATAGAACTAACAGATGAACAACAAGAGATTATAACTACACCTAAGAATTATTTTGTACCATTCTCTAAACGTAAAGAGGTTATGCTTGCTTGTTTAGATTCATTCCTTAGTAAGTATACTAGAGAAGAATTAGCTCAAAGAATAGCTAATAATGTCCCAGATACAGAAGCTGATAAAGAAAAGCAAGACTTTTCTGATATGATGTATAAAATAGCAGTTGCACCTAATATATCTGCATATAGACCTGTATCACCTACATGGGATAAAGCTACATACATGGTAGGACAAGAGCAATTATCTAAAACTTTTGTTAATCAAATAATGAACTCTAAGTTAGTATTTGAATGGGAAAAGTACAGTTTAGAAAATAACATCTTTGGTGATTTATCTACTCAATTTACTTTTGAAAATGAAGTAGATCCCTTTGCAGATTTATCATCACAATTTAATGATTTAGAAATGTAAGGAATTATGTATGGCTATACAACCATTCACAGCAAGTGTTAGCAGTTTTCCTCCAACAGAAAAGGAATTCTTAGATAACTATGGAAAAGATAGAATTCAAAGGTATGGTAAAACTAAAAGTAAATTACCTAAAGATTTACCTGTAACAAAATCAACTACTCCATATATACAGCCTGAATCTTATAATGCTGATATGGGTATTACCAGAGAAAGATTTCCTGTAACTCATCCTGAGTTTAAAGGATATTCTCCTGAGATAGAATCTGCATTAAGTAAGTATAGTTCTGTTGATAGACCTCTTTATGATTTAGATTCAAGAGAAGCAGGATTATCTATACCTGAAAAAGTATCATATACTCAACCAAAACCAGGTTTAGTTAATTGGGAATCTCCTTCGATTAATGGAGTATCCTCTAATACGGTTGATCCTGCACAAGTACAAAAAGGATGGAATGAATTTCAAATAAGTAAGTTACCCGATATTAAAGATGTTACACCAACAACACCACAATCATTTGGTACAGGAATAGCAGATAATAGAGTAGGTAAATTCATTGGTAATAAAGCAGGTATTTTAGGTGAAGCTTTACAATCTCCAGCAGCAAAACTTATAGGTAACGGTGCAAATATATATAGTGCAGCAAGCATGGCAGATAGAGCTTACAGAGGTTCTTTAACACCTCAAGGAGCTACACAAGCAGTAGCTGAAAGAGAGCATCCTGAAGGAAGTAGAAGTGATATTTTGTCTCTTATGTCGGGTAAACCGTATGATATATCTAAAGCACATTTACCAACCTATAATGAAGACCCTAATTCTACAGGATATATCTCAACATCTCCTACTACTCAAAATATGAGTCCAATACAGCCACCATCAATATCAAATGGAAAATATAATCCAGGTTCTGAAGCTTCTAATGGTATACCTTCTGTACAGAATGGTGTTTATAATCCACAAACTGTACCTGATATGAAACAAGTATTGTCTCCTACATTGGATGCTATAGCTCAATTTAAGCCTGATACATCTTCAGTAGGTAAATCTACAGGAGTTACTGGAGTACAGCAATATGACACTCCTGGAAGCTCTCCTTTGTATTCAAACCAAGCTACTAATGTAGGTGGTTCATATAATTCAGATCCTGCATTTCAAGCAATGTTAGCTCAACAAAAGAAAGACAGAATGTCTTCTTTAAATGAATATGGTAAAGTAGATAGAAATTCAGACTTCTATAAAAGAAATAAACAAGCTATGGAGAACTTGCAATGAGTGCATTATCACAACTTAACGAAGAAACTGTTAGAAGAAATAATGCTCTAACAGAACAAGAACAAGATTCAATATTCAACAAATTAAACCCTCAAAAACTACAAAGTGTAACTCCTTTAGAAGATGGTTTATTAGCTGCTGTAGATAATAATAGAGCTTATCAAGACGCTAGAATGAAGAGTCCTTCATATATGGCAGAACAGAACAAGATGAATATTCAGAGCTTCGCTAAGGCTCTACAAGACACAAAACAAGTTAAAGGTATGTCTTACAATGGTAATGCTGTTAAACAAGGTTCTGATAGCAAATACTACACAGCAGATGGTAATGAAGTAACTGATGTAGCTAACATTCAAAAAGATTATCAATTTGATCCTATTGTTGGAGCTACTAATTCAATGCTTCAAGGTAATCCATTAGCAATGCAATCTTTCCAAGAACAAAGTAAACCTCAAACTCATGCTTCTCAAGTAGACAGATTACAAGAGATATTGCTTAAAGGACAAATGGCTAAAGAGGTTGCTGACGCTAAACCAAAGAAAGATACTGATCTTAAACCAAAGGATATTAAATTAACTTTAGATAATATGGGAGCAAATGATTTGCCTAAAGATCAAAAAGATATTCTTTTTGCTCAGTTAAATGAAGCATCAAATGATCCTAAAAAATATGATGCAATAGTTTCTAATGCTACAGCTAATACCTTTAACCCTACATGGGATCAGTATTTAAAATATGCCTTAGAAGGTGGATTAGCAGGTGCAGGTGTTGGGGCAGTTTCAGGTTCTTTAGGTGGTCCTGGAGGAGCTTTAGCTGGAGCAGGTATAGGATCAATTGTAGGAGCAACTGTACCTCTTACAGTAGGAAAGAGATTAAAAATGGATAAGTTTACAGAAGCAATGCAAAATTATAAATAAGGAATAATATGTCTTCTTCGTTTGGTGGTTCTACTTTTACAAAAGATTCTTTTGATGATAATACAAATTTGGTTCAAGAAAAGAAGATAAGTCTTTTAGATAAGGTATTTCAGAAAAGAGATAATTTAGGCTTTAGTTCAGCAGATTTAAAGAATAGATCTGTTGAAGCATTAGATGCTGATACTGTTAGGATTAATCCTAGTATTGCAGATAAAGCTTTTGACCCTAATATTAAACCAATTGATGTAAGACTTAAGAGTAATAACTTTGGTGAATCATTTAACTCTTATGAGGTTAATCATGGTAATGAATCAAATCCTAAAGTAGCTGTTAGACTACAAAAACAAAGAGATGCTATTGATAATGAATGGTCTCATGGTTGGTTTAATCCAGCTACAAACCAAGATGTATATGATAGGGGTAATAAAGCTAAACAAGTATTAGCAGATAAGCTTAAACAAGTTAATGAAGGTAAAACTGGATTAGACTTTGCTTTAGATGAAAAAAATAATTTAGATGAGTTTAGTAGACATTTAGGAGATATGAAATTCTCTAATGAGAATACCTCTGCTGTTGATGCTATGAATACTCCTGAGTTAAATGCTGCATATAACACACAATATAACTTTGCTAAAATAAACAAAGATGGTGGTGGATTAATAGATACAGCTAAAGACTTTGCAGGTACTCTTTTAACTAAAACACCTACCGTATTGAGTAATATAGCTACAGGTACTAGTGGTTTAGTTTCTGCATCGTTGAATGCTCCTATACAAGCTATAGGTAATTCTGTTGGAGGAGATGTAGGTGATGTTATTAAGAAAGTTGGTGATATTGGTACAGGTTACGAATTACAAAATATTCTACAAAATAGAACTCATTATGCTAAACCATTAATAGATGCTTTACCTATATCGGATGAAGCAAAAGACACGTTAAACAATCTTAAATATGAACCAAATAGATTAGATGCTGCTACTGATGCACTATATCAATCTGATGCTTTAGCTAAGTCAAGACAGGATTCTGAATACAGATCAAACCAAACCCAAAGATTACGGGATGAATTAGGATATAAACCAAAGGGTGTATATGAGAATGCTATGGCATTATCTTCTGATGTTGTGGATTCAGTACAGGCATTTGTAGAGAATCCTAGAGCAACACTTACACATGATTTACCTGCTAACATAGCTCAATTAGCTGTACCTATTGGAGTTACAGGAAGGATTGTAGATAACATAGCTATGAAAGTTGCATCTAAAACTTCTGGGGGAGTTGTTGATGGTGTAATTACCCAAGTAGGTAAAGATGCAGCAACTAAATATATTAGTTCTGCTCCTGTACAAAAACAGTTATTAACTATAGGAGGTTTAACTGAAGGTACTCAAGCAGCATCTTCTATTGTAAACCAAGCAGAAGAAGCTAATGTAGATCCTAGGCAATACATAGCACCAGCTATTATAGGAGGTGCTATTACAGGTCTTATTGGTGCTGGTTCAAATAAATTACTTGGTGCTACAGCAGCAGATGCTTTAGTTGGCGTAAATAGAGTTAAAGGTTCTGCATTTACTAAAGCTCTTAAAGCAGTAACTTCTGAAGGTTTAGTAGAAGAATTTCCTCAATCAGTAAATGAACAAGTAGCTACAAACATTGCTTTAGGTAAAGAAAATGTAATGGAAGGTGTAGGTCAAGCAGGTGGTTCAGGAGCTATTGTTGGTGGTCTATTAGGTGGAGGTATGCACACACCTACATTGTTACATGATGCTCTACAAGCTCATAAAACATCCTCAGATACACAAACACCCACTGAAAGTAATATCGTGCCACCAGAGGCAGATTTAGAGCCTTCTAAGACTATTCTTGATAGGTATTCTAATGATGCCATTAATGCTACTCCAGATACAGCAGAATCTGTATTAAACCAAGGTATTAAAGATTATCCTTACAATGGTACTTTAGCTGAAAAACAACAAATGGCTAATGCTATTGGTAAAGCATTAAATGGAGAACAATCACCAGAATTTAATTCTATAGCTAAGTCTGTTTTAGCTGAAACTACACTACACCATGTAGTAGCACAAATGAACCAAGGTAATCCAACAGGATTTTCTGATGTTATTAATGATCCTAATACTACAATAGAGGATATTCAAGACAGCATTATTACAGCTACAACAGATGCTACATCACCTAATACTGGTTCATTGTTTAATGATATTGGTAGAACTAAAGATAAAGATACATTAAATATTCTTAAAGATATTTCTACAGCTAAACAAAAAGAATATGCAGAAAGTGATTCAGTTAATGATCCTTATGTATTAGCTACCACTGGTATTGAAACTAAGAACTTAGAACCTAAAGCATCTGAAACATTCTCTTCTATAATAAGAGAAGATAAAGGAGTTGACCTCGATGAAGCTTTACTTAGATTGTCTGCTCAGGTAAAAGATTTACCTACTGAACTAAGTTCTAACATAGAAGTAGTGAAGAATCCGTCTTCAACTACATCTAAAGAAGAAGATTCTAAATACTATGATCTAGCGTATCCTAAAGGATCTAAAGTAACCTTAAAAAGAGGTGACTCTACACTAGATGTTACAGTTAAAGAACATATTATAACTCCAAAAGGTGAACATAGAATTATTGCTAATCGCCCTGACGGATTATCTACAATTACTTTAGCTAGTAATGATTTTGATTCAATAGCTATAAATAATTATTTACCTACTACTTCAGAAACAGATACATCTAAAAAAGATACTGCTATATCAGCATTAACTAAAACTATCTCTAAAGTATATTCAGATAAAGTAGATATTACTCCTGCTACAGAGAAAACAGTTAAACAAGCATTAAATACTATCAATGGTTTAGTTACTAATAAAGGTACTATTACTATTGATCCAAAGGATACTTTAGAAGAGATACACAGAAAGATATTACCTACATTTGGTTCAACAATGATTGAAGGTGATACAAGTAAACTATCACCTGAGTTTGTTAAATCTAATAATGAATTAGTTACTGCATTAAAAGAGTATGAAGCTAAATATTTAAAAGGAAAATCTACCGAAGAAGTAGCTAATGATAAATTAGTAGGTGGAGGTAAGCTACCTAGTTATAAAGAACATCTTGGTTTAATTCAATTAGCATTATCAAATAATATTGATAAAGAATTTATTCAAGCCAAGGTAGATAAACTAGCTAAGTGGGTAGCTTACGATTCAGGTAGAGCAGATCTATTTAATAAATTAGCTAATGCAACAACTGTAGCAGATAAAACTAAATATACAGAACAATTACAAGAATATCAAAAAAGAGGAAATCCTTTTACGGATAATGATTCTCTAAAGTTTACGAGTATTATTGGAACAAAGAAGCTGTCTGAACAAGTTAATTCTGAAGCAAAGATAATGACTGATGCTGTAACTAATATCCAAAATCAAGTTAATACTCATTTTGGTATTACTTCTACTACTAAAAGTACCTCTCAGACTGATGAGAATGCCTTAGATTCAACTATAGTAAATCAAGACAATACTAATATACCATCTCCTGTAAATACACAACAAATAAAGTCTGTTAAAAAATCTAAGGGTAAAACCAAGTTTAATAAGACTCTTAGTCTTTTAGAAGTAATTGGTAGAGAAGGGGGATTACAAGAATCTGCTGTATCAGAATTTATTGATGAAGCTCCTAATAAAGGTAGATACCCATGGTATAAAAAAGTTAATAGTAAATCTAAAGTACCATCACTTACATTAGACGAAATGGCAGAGAGATTAAGAGGACATGGTTTTGTATTTGAAGATAATAATGAGTTAATTGATAAAATTCAAAATGATTTATTTCATAAAGGTAATTACGCAAATCTTACATATACCGCTGAAGGTTCTGAAATAGTTACTGAAAGGTTACATAAAGAACAGGGAGATTTTGAAGATCAAATTGCTAAAGAACGTATCGTATCTTTATTAGAATGGGCTGAGAAAACAGATACAAGAACATTTAATGAAATTCAACAACTTATTAAAGATGGTGAATTTGAGTATAAATATATTGAAAATTATGAGGAAGTATTAAATGGATACGAAGAAAAGCAAAGAGCATCAACAACTACAAGCCAAGAAGGCTCTAAGGGAGTACCTACAGAGGAAGCAACGTCAACAGCAGTAGAATCTTCTATAAGCAACGAAACATCTAAACCTGAAGAAGTTATTACCTCAGAAGATAAAACGTCTGTAATCGAACCACAGGAGCTTACAGAAGTACAATATACCGAGAATGATAAATATCAAGCATTGCGAAAATTATTGCTTACTAAAGATGTTACTTTACAGCAGGTATTGTTTTTTATAGGTAAAAACAGTAATAGATTAGGGATAATTGCTAAACATTTATTAAAGATATTACCTAAAGATATTAAATTTCTTGTACATACATCTAAAGAAGATCCTGGATTTGGGGGATTATATACAGCAGGAAATAATACTATCCATATTGCTCCTGAAACTTTAGCATATACTCAAGATAAAAATGCTTTTACAAGAGTTATGGGTACAGTAATTCATGAAACACTTCACGCGGTTACTGAGAATATAATTGACTTTAACCCTGAAGTACACAAACAACTTAGAACTATATTAGATAAATTAGAAAGTATAGCAGATAAAGATGGCTGGATAGTTAAGACTATTGATAATAAAAGATATGCTTTTAATGTTAATAGAATTTCTAATGATGGTGTAGTTACAGATGTACATGAAATAATTACTTATGGTTTTACTGATTACCATCTAAACAAAATTTTAAATGATATTGAAGGTATTGGAAGTAAATCATTATGGGATAGATTTATATCTCTAGTATCTAATTTACTTGGATTCTCTCCTAAAGAAAATACATTACTTTCAAATCTTATAGAATCTTATTTAAAAATAATTAATGAAAATGTAGAAACTGAATTTGAAGTACCTACTAAACAAGAATTTACTCCTGAGTATCAAAAGGAAATTAAAGAATTTAAGTTAGCTAATATAGCTAAGTTAAAAAAAGGAGTATTATCACTTAAACCTATAAAACGTACTATACCAAATCCTATATCTCAAATATTTTCATTTAATAAGGTTAAAGATTCTTTGTTTGGTAAGTACCCTAGATTGTTTCAAAACTTATTTAATTTACTCGAGTTTACAATTAATACTAAGGATGGTTTAAAAGCATTTGAAACTCTTAAAAAAGAAGAAGTTAAGTTTCAAGAAGCATTTAAAAAATCATATTTAGAAAAACCTTTTGAAGATGATCCTCTAATAGTTTTAGCTAATCAAAATGTTTCTAACGGTAAGTTTGATCCTAATATAGTATCTGCTATGTTTATGGGTAGTATTGATTGGCTTATGAATAAAGGTAATGATACTTTATTTAATTTTGAAAAGGATGTTCAATTTATCTTATCAATGGATGAGAATACTATCCCTCAGAATGAAATATCTAATGCTTTATCTGAACTTGGTTCAGTAAGAGCAATGGTAGCTACAGGATTAGGTAATAACATATTTAACCTTATGAAATTTACTGCAAGTAAAACATACCCAGAGAATGAAATAGCTAAACTAAAACTATCTCTTGGTTTACATGCTTTAAATACTTTAAACAATATGGGGTATGTTACATATTCTGTTGTAGAAAATTCTACCTTTGATAGGTTTAAACTTAACGAAGTTCTTAATCCAAAAGTAACTACACAACTTAAACCAAGTGAATTACAAGATCAATCTGTAGTATTTGTAAGAATAGCTTCTGATATTGAAGATAAGAAATCTGTTATTGAATATAATTTAAAACAAGTGTTGGATACTCTTAAAGCAGGAAGTAAAGATATTACTTCTATGTTTGAATCTGCTTATGAAAAAGAATTACCTAGAACCAAGAAACCTAATAAAGCTAGTGTATTAGCTTCTCTTGGTTTTAATAAAGAGAAAGGTAAGAAAGCTACTGGATTACATACTACACAGGAGATTACTCCTGAACGTATAGATGCTTTAACTAAGTATGTTCAAACACCACATACATTAGATACTCCTACAATGAAGCTGTATCTTGCTATGAATGAAGATGCTAGAGCAGAAATGGAGTTAGGAGTAGATTTCCAAGAGCAAAAACAGCAGTCTAAGGAGAGATCTTATAGAGGTAAGGTATTATCTTATGAAAAGGAAAAAGAAGCCTTAGACAAGCTTTTAGAGCTATCTGAGCAAGGTTCTAAACCATTATACTTTATGTCTACTTTCTGGAATCAAGGACGTATTGGAGGCATTGGTGTAGGTCATCCACAAAACAATAAATGGATAAGAAATTTATCTTCTCCTAAGAACTACTTTGTGAAGATTAAACCAAGTGATGAATTTGCTGTAACACAGTTTAAATTAGCTGTATTAGAAGCATTTGGTGTAGCAGCTAAGTCTTTAACCAAGGAACAAATAAATCCTAAGTTCCAAGAGATTCTTGAAGCTAATCAAAAAACTATTGATGAAATTAATAAGCAAAAAGAAGGTAAAGAGTTTGACCAAAGAACTATTATTAACGCAGTTCACAAAGGTAAAGAGAAAGCTCATACACTTAATGGGTTAGTAGCTTTATCTATGTATTCAGCTACAAAGGAATTTGAGACTAATATAGGTAGAGAAGTTGATGGTATTACCAATGGTGTATTGATTGGTTTAGTGTTACTTGCTGGTGTTGATAATTTTGAAAGAATGAAAGATGTTCTTGCAGCAGCAGGATTATTTGAAGATCCAACAATGGATTATGCTACATGGAAGAATACTATAAAAGAGAAGGATTTAACCAATGAAGATAACTATGAACAGATAGCTAGAGTATTTGCTGAAGCATTAGATAGAGAAGAAGATACAGCACAACTAAGAGCTATAAAACACTTTGTAGGTGAGTTAATAGATGCTAAAGGTAAAATAACTAAACCAGGAAGAACCTTTGCTAAACCAATCTTATTACTCACTATGTTTGGTAAATCTACAGACAAGTTAGCTAACTCTGTTGGTGATACTGTTATTGCTACTTTCTATGATGAACTAGAAAAACTGTTTAAAGATACAAATTTACAACCAGAAGAAAAAGAAGCTAAATTAGAAGTTCTTAAAACTCAGATACAAACTATTTTAGGTACAACTAAATTAGAAGGTAATCGGTATGTAGATAGTAAAGTTGTAAGAGGAGAAGATAATAAAGCTTCTGTAGTTAAACTTACACTAGATAATTTATTAGAGTTTTCTTTAATTCAGAAAGATTATGCTTCTATAGTTGGTACTGTAAATGAATTATTTAGAGAATCCATACAATATGCTATTAACTATAATTTTGGGCATACTATTGAAAATAGAAAAATACTTAATGATGCTTACTTTGTGGTAGGAGAAGTATTTAAACTTGGTTTAAAAAAAGAATTGTTACGTTTTCAATATGAACAGTATATTAAATTACATCCAGATAATCTACATCCAACAAGAAAGCAATTAGAATATTTTAGAGCTAATGAGGGTAAAGAACCTTCAGCAGAACAAATGGATAAGATTATTGCTGACTTGATTAAGATTCAACCTAGATCACCTACTAAAAATTCTGAGTCACTAGAACAAGATTTACAGTTATGGAACTCAGAAAGAAGTTCAAATCATACAGCAGCATATAGAACTCAAACAGGATGGAATTCTAAGACAGGTAAACTTAAATATACTGTAACTGATAAAGATGGTGAAGTTCATATTGAAGAATTAGATTTACCTAAATCAACTACAGCTCATGCTTTAAGTCTTATTATTAATTCATTAGGTGTTGGTGTAACTATTGCTAATATTCATAACAGAGATTCAAATGTTATGATTGATATGATGAAGTCTAAGTTTAAAGGATTAGCTGTACATGATGCTTTTATCTTTAATTTATTAGAAGCAGTTGAAGGTAGTAAATTACTTAATAGTTCTTTAATTGATAGTTTAAATTCATTTGATGTATTTCAAGGTGCAGTAGATAATCTTGAAAGAGTACAAGAATATATGCAAGCTAATCCAGATATTGCTAAAGAACTTAATACTTCATTCATTAAAGCTGATACTGGCTTATTTAATAGACAAGGTTTTTACATTCCTGTTAGTAAAGATAATGCAGAAATAATTCCACACTATAATAATTTAGATGAATTTGTTGAAAGACTAAAATCAGACACTAGACGTTTAGCTATACAAAGACAAAAACAAATATGGAATAATATTCCTGTTGGTGGAGTTATGCAGTATGGTGGACAAGACTCTAATGGTTCATCTGAAATACTTGATTCAGTTGATCCAAGATTAAATATATTTCCAGATGAGTATGCTCCAGATATTGAAGTTACTCCTACTAAACAAGAATTAAATTTCAGTTCTATGGCTGAACTTACAGATCATTCAGGTGGAGCTTATGGAGCAGATACTGATTTTGATCTTATAGGAAGAGAGTTTGGTGTTAAAAACTTCATGCACTATAGAGATAGTGGAAATGAAAAATTAAGTACAAGACTTGAAAAACTTAAAGTAAAAGCAACAGTTCTTACTAAAACTCAAATGGAATATGCAAGACAACAAATCTTAAAATTCCTAAAGAAAGATTATTCAATAAAACCTGAAGATACTGCAAATCAAATTATTCAAAAGAATTTACAAGTAAGAAACTTTTATCAAGTAAATAATGCTGAGAGTATCTTTGCTATTGCTAAAATTAAACCAGACTATAAGACTGTTGAAGGTGGTACTGGTACAGCAGTAGAACTAGCTAAAGCTATGAATAAGCCTTTATATGTTTGGAACACAAGTAATGAACAATGGTTTACATGGAATGGAACAAAGTTTATTAAAACAGAAACACCAATACTTACAAAAGATTTTGCAGGTATTGGAACAAGAGATATAGAAACATATTACGGACAACGTAAAGCACCTTTAGCCTCAAGAAAACAAGAAGCTGCAAGACAAGCTATTAGAGATGTTTATCAAAAAACTAAGGATAGTTTGAAAGAAGTTACTACTGCTCAGTCTAATAAAGAAGAAATAAAACCTTCAACAACTCAGACCAATGAAGATAATAATCTTGGTTTAGATGAAGATACTCGTAATAGTTTTCAAGAAATATTACATGACTTAACTGATGAAGGTGAATCTAAAAATCAGCTTATACCGATTAGAATTAGAGGTTGGGCTAAAAAATACAATGTTACAGAAGATATGATTAATAAAGAAATACAAGATTACTTTGATTCCTTTGGTTCAACACCTAATGCTAAAGATTTACTTACCGAGAAAGCAGACTTAATTAAAGATGTTACAGCAGATAATATAGTATCTGAATTTGATGCTATACCTAAAGGTACAGATAAGACACATAACACATTCTTAAGAAACTTCGTATCTCATGTAATAGCTCCAGTAGTAGAACAAACTGAATTACTCTTATTTAGTAAAGCTACATACACATACGGGCAGTATTCTGCTGAGTTAAAGAAAGTAGCTATTAACTTAGGTCAAGCAATGTCTAAGGATTTAGATCCTTTTCAAATGTCTGCTCAAGAAGTATTTGCTCATGAATTTGTACATGCAGTTCAATGGGCGGCTTATGGTCTGTATGATAACAAGCACATTAGAAACATAGTTGATACTCAGTTCTATAAACTGGAACATGAATTTAATAAATACAAAGCTAGAAACCAAGATGATAAGTCTCTAGATAAGTGGGATGGTTATGTATTCAATAACAAAGACTTTATTGATGTAACTGTCAGAAATACAACTACTGGTAAACCAATGGTTGTTAAATATAACAGAGGTGTTCAGGAATTCTTAGCATTTGGTTCAACTAACAAAGAATTTAGAGAATTACTTACAAAGCTTAAATCAAGACAATTAAAGGTAACTGAAGTAAGTGCATCTACAATAAGTGATGAAGTAAGAGAAGCTACATGGATTGAAGTAATATCTAATGTTCTTAAAAAAGTATTAGATTCATTTATTAAAGTAGCTAAAGGTAAAGATTCTTTAGAACCTTTAATTATGTTTGATAAAAATGTAAGACTTATTTTAGCTGCTAATGGTAAAGCAGGTTACTTAAATACTACTGTACCTGTAGTAGATAGAGGTGATGCTTTTATATCTGAAAAAGCTAAGGATGTAGGATTAAAAACTCTTAAATTTGTAGCTAAAGGTAGAGGATCTAAAATTCAATTCGTTGATGCACTAGGTAAGTACGCAGATACTCTTCCTGCTATTGGAGGATTTGAAACTAATAAAGTGATAAGAGAAACTATTAAACTCATTAAAAATGAAAATATTAGAAACTTATTATTAGATCAGGTTAATGATATTAAAGGAACTACCAAAGCTAACAAACCTTTAGAGAATGCTATCCTTAATCAAGGTACTATTGAAGGTGAACGTAATACAGCTACAGCTAAAGATGTTCAAGAATATCAAAAGAAAGTAGGTGTACTTAATGATTTGCAAGATACAGCATTTAAGAATGTCGTATTGTCTGGAGAATTATTCTCTGTAAGAGATAGTTACCCAACTAATTTCATTGAGTTATTAGAAGATAGCAAAGCATTAAACCAAGAAATTAAATCTTTAGAAGTGCAAATACATAAATTAGTTAATGATACTAAGAATCTAGCTAGTATGATGGTATTAGGTAAATATACAGAGACTGGCTTAGGTAAACATAATGCTGCTTTAGTTGCTAAACAAGGAAGAAATATTCCTCAAGATAAGTATCAAAAAGAGTTAGATTTAGTAACTAAATTAAGTAGACTTTATGCCATTGGTTTACAAGATGTAAACCATGTAAATGAAATAGTTAAATTACTTAAAGATAAACCTCAAGCAATGAATGAGGTAATGAATGTACACAGAGAGAATGTAAAGAAAGCTCACGAAGAAGGACATGCTCTTACTATTCATGATGGTGAAATACCTACATCATATAACCCATTTAGGTCTATTTATTTAGGTACTAAAGAAGATGAGAAATTCTTAGTAGAACATTGGGGAGCTACCATTATAGGTAACTTAGAAAGAGATCCTAATGATCCATTAACTACTCTAGGTATACTGTATTTAATTACTGAAAAGACACAACAAGACTACGACTCTAAAGCTATGGCTTTTGTAAGTAGAAACTCAGAATCAAGTAACTTTCATTCTGGATTTACTATGACAGATAGATTCAAAGCAGCAGAGAATAGAGAGAAAGCTAAACTCAAAGATGATGGTACTAAGTCAACTAATAATATTAAACAGAAGAATACCTCTAATGTTTCAAGGGTAGCTATATTTAATCAACAAGGTAAAGTAATTAGATATGAATATACATTAGATAAAGCTACTAAAGACAAATATCTTAAACCAACGATTAATGCTTTTAAGGATTTAGCTACTCAGAAAAATGCTATAACTTACATAAATGAAGCAACTAAACTTAACAATCAGTTGGTAGATAAATTATATAACTATTGGAAGGATTTGGGTCATAAAGCAAGACACGATATGATTTGGGTTGGTTCAGAAGGTAAGTATAAAGACTTATGGAATATGATACCTACTGAAACTAAGGCTTATTTTGAAACTAAGTTTGGTACTGAAAAGGGATTTTATATGGCAGAAGAGGAATTAAGAACTGTGTTTGGTTATAGAAAACAAACTATAACTAATTGGATTCAACCTGTATTAGAGGATGATTTGAAAAGACATATCGGTAATCACATTTACTATATGGCTAAGAGATTAGGATTTAATCTAGCTACCATTACAGCAATGGAATCTATGTGGATTGAAGGTATCTCTTTTGCTAAAGATACTATTGTAGTGAAGAGCGGTGTTGTATCAGCAGCTAATGAATCAAGTAACTTTATGACTGCTAAATTAAAAGGTACGCCTATACCTTTCTATTATCAAAGTAAGATTAGAGCCATGAAAGCAGAACAACAGTTTAGAAGAGATTCTGATGCTTTATTATCACATTTAAGTAATGCTTATGGTAATCCAGATTATATAACTGAGGCTATTGATCATGAGATGAATAAGCTTAAATCAGCTATATCTAATAATCCAATGTCATTCTTACACGAGGAAGGTTTAGCTTCTACGATTGCAGAAGAGAATGCTCATAAAGATAAACATGAAACCAAATTATATTCTAAGACTGAAAGAGCTAGAAACTTATTTGATAAGTTACCTAAAGTGGTTAAGGATACTCTTAAAGTAGCTACCATATCTGAAGGGACTAAGGTATATACCTTAATGAATGAGATAGCTCAAATGGGTGATATTACATCAAGGTTTGCTTTTATTGAATGGGAAGCAGAAAAAGCTAAACGTAATGGTACTAAATTTGATTATGAATCTGCTATAGACAAAGCTAAATTCTTATTCGTTCAGTATCATTCTGTTACCAATGATAAAGTTCAATGGGGTAATGATATTGGTTTAATTATGTTTAGTAAATTTGGTACTAAAGCTATTGGTGTATTAGCTCACATGTTTGGTAATCATGCAGGTAGATTATTAGCATTAGGAATACTTGAAGATGTGTTAGGAGCTTCTGATTGGATATGGAATACAGGTATGAATAAATTTGCTATACCTACTTCATCACTATTTGCAGCAATTGATGCTAGCCCTATAGCAAATGCTTTAATTACTCCTCCAGCATATATACCTAAAAAGTTATTCTCTTCTCTAGGTATATTACCTGTAGTGTCTGGGTTATAGCCTATAATGCGTGAGGATTGAATTTAAGAAGGATATCTTATTAGAGTTATCAAAGTATTATGAATATCTCTTTTAAGACTTAATACCAAGACATGTAATCCCTAAGAAAGTCTTTCTCAGCATCTGTAAGTTCACCTACAATTAGCTCAGATTCGGATTCATTAGTAAAGGTATGTCCTTCAACATCAATAGTAGTAATTTCTACTACATTAAGTAATGCTCCTTTGATACTTTCATATCCTATACCTGAATCAATAGAACCATCCTCTAATGCTTTATTAGCTTTATGTTTTATCTCATCTAAGGTACCACCTTCAATAGTTATTGAAGGATAACTACTACTAACTCCACCCCAAAAGTTACCATAAACTGCACCAGTAGCTTTATAGGATTCTGTTGTTTTATATTCGTTTAGTTTCATTTTAATTTATTCTTTTGTTGAATTTCAGTAAATACTGTTTCTACCTCTCTAATCCTAATTACTGATGGATCACCTTTAAGGTAGAAGTCTTCATAATACTTAGGGTCTATTCCAATACGAATACAAGCAGCAACACCATCTTTAATGTTCTGTTCACTTCTCATAGGATACTTCTCCATAAGCTCTAATACATAAGTAAATTCAAATCTATTACTTGCTTCTTCTTGGTTTAGTATCTTAATTGAACTAGCATCATACATAGTATTTAAAGTTCCTAGGATTCGATTTAAAGCACGATAGGGCTTTACCCCTATCGTTTGTATTACTCGTTTAGTATATCGTCTTATTTAGAGGATTCTAGTTGAGCTTTTAACATATTAATCTCTCTTTGATACTCGGTCATTACACCCATTTGACGATTGTTATCATCTTGAAGTTGGAAGAATTCTTTAGATAATTCAAAAAGCTGCTTTTCATTACACGCTAACTGTTGTTTATCTTTTAAACATTCAGATAATAAATGTTCTACAAAAGATACCTCTATCTCAATCATTTTCCTTACCTTCTGTTTCTTCTGAGAACATCAGAGCTAATACATATATAGCTAATAATCCTAAGCCAATAGGTATAATAACTACTCCGAAAGCAAATACAATAAAACAACAAATAACTATAAATGATGCTTTTAATATATAAGATACTTTCATGTATTAACCAAAGACTTCTGTATCTTCATCTATTTCTTGTGTAGCATCAATAGGTACACCTTCATCATCTAAACTGTTAATCTCATCTAATTCCGCTTGTGTAATTAGACTAGAATCAAAAGATGTAGGTGTAGTATTCCAAATCTTTTCAATACCAGTATTTACATCTTTCTGTGGTTCAAGTGCAATTGTTGCATATACACCTCTTTCACCTCTACCTGCTACAACAGTAACTGTTGCTGACATACCTTCAAATCTAACACCATGCTTTGCTGCATAGTCTAGTAGAGCTTGGTTTACTTCTTGTTCTGTTAAAGTGACTTCTTGTTTCATATTATTCTCCTAAAAAATTACCTGTGTTACAGAAATGAACTAACGACTCTAGCAATAATTCTTCTGAGTATCTGATTATTTCAATAGATTGTTCTAATGTATCTTCAATCTCTTGTGTGATGAATTCTGCCTTTTCTGCGGCAGTTGAATACCATGTATCCTCTAATTTTACTGTCATTTATACCTCTGTTATTGTTACTTTACAATGTGGATTGTTTTTTGATATACCACCAAATGAATTACTAGATGAAACAATTATTGTATAGTTATCATCTTCGATGATACCTGCTCCAACAAGACTATCTTGTAAAAATTTAGCTATTACACTAACAATATTATCTAAGTCAAATTTACGTTTATCTCTATAATAAATTGT